CAGCTTCAGTTCGCCCTCCATGCGCATCGCGAGTTTCAGCGACACGAACCGATGACCGCGCTCGATGTCGCCGATGTAGCCGGGGGAAACGCCGAGGGCCTTGGCGAAGGTGGCTTGCGTGAAGCCGTTGTCCTTCCGAAGGGCGATGAAGCGGTCTTTGTCCATGCGCTATCCTCACACAATGCGAGATTAGACGCAATGGCTTATCCTCGCAACTACGTCAGAGACGCACCCGTTGCCGTTTCGCAGACTGTGCGGATGGGTAAGAGAGCCGCCAAACAGTCCATGAACCATCTCCGCGCCTGGCGTGAGTTCCGGTCCCTGACGCAAGAAGAGCTAGCCGAGAAGGTCGGGACGGCGGGGAATGTCATTGGCCTACTGGAAAGCGGCGAGCGCGGCCTGTCGCAGAAGTGGCTCATGAAACTCGCGCCAGCCCTTGGTACGCGGCCCGGTTTCCTGCTAGACTTCGACCCTAACGATGTGAACCGCGAGCTGATCGAAGCAGCGACCGAGCTTCCTAAAGAGACCCGCGCCCAGGCGCTTCAGATCCTCCGGACCTTCAAGACCGGAACGCACGGCTAGCCGCTCTCTCCCCCACGTAAAGTGAATCGGATGCCCGCCATCGTGCGGGCTTTTCCATGCCTGAAAACTTTCCTCGCAAAATGTGCGGATAGTTCTAGACAGCGTCCTCGCAATCTGTGAGTATTCCTCATCAGCCACCCCGGCGATGAGGAACGAGATGACCCCGCAATCTGAAGATCATGGTTCCTCCGGTGTTCTGTCACCGGATGGTGGGATGGGGTCCTCCCGGGACCACGCCCACACGGACAGCGGGGCTCGCGCCGATGAGGGAGCGTGGTTTCTGAACGACAGCGGCGAGCCCGACTATCTCGATGGCATCCAATCCCAGTTCGACATTCGCACGGCCGATAGCGGCGCTCCTGTCGCCTATGCCTTCACGGCCGAACATGGGCGCCTGATCGCCGCCGCGCCGGACCTGCTTCACGAGGCCCGCGAGCTTTGCGCGATCCTAGACAACTACAACGCCCATGACGGCGAAGGGCTTGTCTACGACTTCGAAGCCATCGGCGAAGAAATGGCGCGGCGCCATGAAGCGCTTACCGCCGCCATCGCCAAAGCGACGGAAGCCTAACCCATGCCCCTAGATACCACCCAAGCCGCCCTCGCCCAGCACCTCGCCATAGCGACGGACCTTGTCCGAGCCCGTGTGGGTGATGGCGTCGACTTCCGAACGGGCCTTCGGGTTCCGGCTGAACTGCGGGGCAAGCTGTACTCAGCCCACGACCTTCTGGAGCCTGCGTTCTCGGATATCGACGCGGCTTTCAAGAGGGCTTGTCGGGGGAGGACGGGGTGATGGCCTCCCGGGACCACGCACCGTCGACCAACGCACATCGCGCCGATGGGGGAGTAGATCACCGTCAAATCCTGATGCCCATCGCCGAGCGCCATTTCGCCGAGTCCAACGCGAAGAAGCGCCCGCAATGGCACCGCCAAGCTCATGCCCATGCGTGGGCGGGTGTGATGGAGGCCATCGCGGCCCTGGACGCCGCAACCGCGAGCCCCGCCGGAGCGAACGGGACAGGTCCCGGGATGAACGAAAAGGCCTCCGCCCAATGACCCAAGCCCCCTCCCTTAAGCCTTGGACGGCTGGGCTCCCCGATGTGCTCCCCGGCCACTGGACCACGCCGGAAGGTCGCGAGAAGGCCGTCGAGTATGCCACCATGAGGCGCGCGGACCTGACGCACGGCGACAAGCCCGATCTGGCCATGGCGAACGCCGTCTATTTGGTCGACCGCTACAGCCTGGACCTCCTGCCGATGCAGACGGCGGCCAAGGAGCGTATCCGCTGGCTATCGGTCCAGTTGGCCATCGCGAACCAGAAGCTCGCCGCGTCTCCAGCCCTCTACGAAGCGTTGGAGGCGCTGGTCGAAGAGGTCTGCGACTACGCGCGGATCAATAACCTTGGCGAACCCGAGGCGAAGCACAACGTCAAGCTCGCCCGAGCCGCCCTCCTTCTTGCAAGAGGGGGTGGGGAATGAGCCAGCAGCAAGACGCAGAACGTCCATATGCCGACCCGCAGCATCCCGGAAATCGGGTCCGGCCGCGGGTGCGCTGCATCGGGTGCGGCACGCTCGGCTGCATTACAGCCTGGGGGCCATGGTGCCTGCCCTGCAACGTCGCCCGCATGGACCGCATCAGCGGTTTCTTGAGCGCCGAAGTGGCGCGGTACGGGGCCTTTGAGGGGAACCGCAAATGACCTCCCAGACCCTAACGAGGGCCGCCAGGATCATTGATCCCGATGCGTGGGCTGCGCACGACCACTACGCCGAACGCTCGGCGGAATGGTTCAATATCGAAGGCCCCGCGTCGCGTCTCGGAACCCAATACCGCGACCAAGCCATCGACCTGACAGCGCCGTCCCTCGCTAAGGCCGACGCCATCCTCTCCGATGACCCGTCCCTAGTGCTTAGGGAGGCGTTGAGGAAGGCTGCGGGCGAACTTGATCAATGCTCGCGAATGATGCCGCGTGGTTGGGCCGCTGCCAGACGTGCAGCCGAAGCAGCGTACAGCACACTCGCCGCCCTCGCTCGCGGGGAGGCCTGACTATGGCAGCAAGATCAATAGGTTGCCTCCCGGGAAAGCGTTACGGCGCGCCCAAGAGCGCTGCCCCCATCCATCCGTTCCAAGACGAAAGAAAGGGCCTCTGATGGAAGACCTTGCCCGCTATATCGACGGCACGCTGTCGGATCGAGACGTCCACCATCGCGACGTCGAGTTCAAGCGCATCCCCGGCACCGGCCGCGAGGAGAGCGGCGTCTGGAAGTTCGACTATCAGGTCACCTTCCAGGGCCACGCGACCCTGATCACCGTCTCCGTATCGAAGACGGCCTGACCATGGGTGAAGTCGTCAACCTTCCGCTCAAGCCGTCCTTCGCGCGAGACGTCCGCCAGGCCCAGCCATTCCCGGCCGAAAGCCCGACCTCGTTCGCGACCCCGATCCGTCCCAACGAGCCTGCCAGCCGCTTCGCCGAGCACGTCTACGCCCTCAACCGTCTCAGCCCTGAGTGCGAGCGGGTCGGCCGTCGTGCGCTCTTCGCCTTCGGGCGGGGTGTGGACGGGTGTGGGTACTGCACTGATCGGCGGGAAGTCGCGCGCGCCATCGTACATCTCGAGTCTCTGCCCGACGACGCTTCGAACGTCGCCCATTTCCACGCCCGGATCGCGCGGCTGGCGGCGCTGGCGGTGCTGGAGCCGTTTCAACCTGAACCCCCGACTGACGAGGTGGCCTGATGGCTAAGCGGCCGGTTTCCGAACTTATCGAACTCGCCCTGATCTTCGCCATTCAGGACCGCGAAGGCATGGCGGATGCCCTGCACAAAGGCCCCGATCGCGACGAAGCGCTGGCGCTCGCCAAGGAGTTTCGAGCCTACCACAAGCGCCGCTTCCGCCGCGAGCACCTCACCGTACTCGAACGCATGATCGCCAACTCGACGACCGTGACGCTCGACGAGTTGCGGGCGCGCGGCGGTCCCAATCGCGACTTCGGCGCCGACGCTGCGAGCCCCGCCGACGCCGATGAAGTCCCCGGGACGCCCCCTGAAACCGGAGCCCCGCAATGATCCTCCAATCCGCCCTCCTGGCCCTGCTGATCCTGATGTTCGGCTCTGCCCTTTCTGAAGCCTTCGGGCCGAAGGGGGATCGGCTGTGAGCGAAGCTGTCGCCAAGCGCCGGAAGCCGCCGCGCCGTCGTCCCGTGGACCCAACCGAAGGCCCCTGGCTGATCCGCTCGCACTACTGGGGCCGCTGGCATCGGCGCGGCCATGACGGCGGCGCCTGCGGCTACACCGACGACATCGCCGAGGCTGGCATCTTCGGCTTGGACAAGGCCGCCAGCTACCACGACTGGCAGACGCCGAACGGGCGCAACGAGGCGATCCCGACCAAGCGCTACGCCAAGCAGATGGCCGCCCGTCTGCGCGAGATGGAGGCCGAGCGCGACGCCTACGCGGCCAAGCTCGCGACGCTCAAGGCCGCAACCCCACCCAAACAGGAGGCCTGACATGATCTCCACCAGCTACCACGCCCTTACCTCAGTTGGGGCCATCATCAAGACCTTTGATGATCCAAAAGCCGCCAGGAAATGGGCCTCTGCAAATTCAGAGACCTATCCCGGTATGTCGGTGGAAGAGGTCGTGACGACAGTTACGCGGCATCGCATCTACAGACCTCAGATCAGGCTCGTGGCGTCGTCTTAGTGTTCCTCACGCGATAACCTTTCGTGGCGCGTAGAGGCGCCAACATGTATACTGCAATTCACTGGAAAGGGACAGAGCAATGCCCATTTTCACTGCCCTTCACGGAGAGGTCCAGTATCGCGGGACCTACCTCCCGCGCCCCTCCGCCGAACAGCTCCTGGCGATCTTCCGCAAGGACGCCAAGCAGCCCGACTACTTCCAATCCGACGCCAAGCGCCTGGCCGATGAACTGTCGGCGGCCATGGCTGAGGCCTATCAACCGCAGGAGCAAGCGGCATGAGCGACGACCTGTTCACCCGCCTGGCCGCCCCGTTCCGCCCTGACCAAGTGTCCTGGCGCGTGGGCGTGAGCAACAAGAAGAAGCGCCAACGCGAGACCGGAGACAACAACGCCAAGGCCACCAAGGGTCAGGTGCTCGCCTATATCGACGCCCGCGACGTGATGGACCGGCTGGACGAGGTGTGCGGACCCGACAACTGGCAGGACCGCTACCCGCACGTCGACAAGAAGACCGTGTGTGAGATCGACATCTGGGTCGAAGGACGCGGCTGGGTCACGAAGGCGGACGGCGCCGGCGACAGCGACATCGAGGCCGAGAAGGGCGCGCTGTCGGACGCGTTCAAGCGCGCCGCCGTGCGCTGGGGGATCGGGCGGTATCTCTACCACCTCCCGACGCCCTGGGTCGATCTGGACGAGCGCGAGCAGATCAGCGCGGCCGACCGTAAGAAGCTGGAGGGCCTGCTGGTCAAGGACGCCGCCCAGAACGTCCCGGCGTCCACCACCAAGGCCGACGCGCCGAAGCAGGACGAGAAGCGCCTGGCACCAGCAACCACGACCGCCACGCTATCGCTCAGCCAGCGAGCCGACACCCTCGAAAGCGCCATGCGCTCCTGCAAGACCGCTGACGATCTGCGGAAGGCCTACGCCAAGGGCTCCAAGCTTTGCGGCGAACTGGACCTGGGGGACCCCGAGCGGCTGGCCGAGATCGAGGGGCTATACAAGACCCTCTTCGAGCGGCTGACCGAGAAGGCCGAGGGCTTCGGCCTGGGCGCGGATAACGTGCCGGAGTTCGCTTGATGGCCGCGCTCGCCGAACTCGCCGCCGACGCCCAGATCATCGCTGGGATCGGTCACAACGAACCACCCTCGGAAAGCCCCCTCGACGGCTTCGCGGCCCACATCAACGACCTGTTCGCAGAGGCCAAGAACTTCCTCGACGGCGAGGGCGTCAACTCTGAGGGTGAGGCCGAGGCGGTCTCCAAGCTGCTGGATCTGATCCGCACCGCCGCCAAGGATGCCGACCGGGCCCGCTCGGACGAGAAGCGGCCCCACGATGAAGCGGCCAAGGCCGTACAGGCGAAGTGGAAGCCGTTGCTGGAACGGGCGGACCTGGCCGTCGACACCTGCAAGAAGGCACTCGCCCCGTGGCTACAGGCCCAAGAGGCCGCCAAGAAGGCCGCCGCGGAGTTGGCGCGTCAGGAGGCCGAGGCGAAAGTCCAAGCCGCCCAGGAGGCCCTGGAAGCCGCCGCAGAGACCGATCTGGAAGCGCGCGAAGATGCCGAGGCGCTGGTCAAGGCCGCGCGCCAGGCGGAAGCCGCCGCGACCCGCGCCGAGAAGGATCGGCCGGCGGCTTTGGGCGGAGCGCGGGCGACCACGCTGCGGACCTACTACCGGCCCGAGCTGGTGAGCCCCAAGGCGGCGCTCGTCCACTACGTCGAGACCCAGCCCGACGCGATGAAGGCATTCCTGCTGTCGCTGGCGGAAACCGACGTCCGCGAAGGCAAGCGCACCATTCCGGGCTTCATCGTCCATGCTGATCAGAGGGTCGTTTGATGACCGACAACCCCGCCGCCATGGCTTTCACCTGGGACGCGGAAGCCGAGACGCTGACGGCCGTTCCGCGCTTCCGCCGCCGCGCCGCCGAGACCTTCACGGGTGGCGCCGCATATTGGCTGAGCATCGAGCCCCAGCGATCCGACAAGACCCATGGCCACGAGTTCGCCTGGATCAAGGAAGCCTGGAAGACGCTGCCGGAGTCGGTCGCCGACCAATATCCGTCGCCCGAACACCTCCGCAAACGCGCCCTGATCGACGCCGGATACTACCACGAGACGGTTATCGACGCCGGGACCAATGCCGCCGCGATCCGCGTCGCCGCGGCGATCCGGGCGATGGACGATTTCCGCCTGGTGTTCGTGCGCGGCGTGTTTGTGATCATGCGCGAGGCGAAGTCGCAATCCTATCGGGCCATGGGCGGGAAGGACTTCAACGCCTCCAAGCGGGCTATCCTCGAACTGATCTCCGATATGCTGGGGATCAGCCCCGAACAGCTTTCATCGGCAGGGCAGGGAGCGGGCGGCGTTCGTAGCGCCGTCCGAGCTGCCTGACATGGGAAAGCGCCAGCAATCAAAGGGTCGCAAGTCGAAGTGCCTGAGTTGCGGCACGAACTATGACGCGATGCGCTATCCGGGAGGCTGTCCGACCTGTCAGCGCAACCGAATGCAGGCCTTGTTTGCGTCGATCCGCAGAGGGGCCAAGTGATGCGCGACGTCCATTGCCCCCACTGCACCGCCAGCTTCGCCGACGAGAACGCCCGCTATCAGCACGCCAAGGCGAAGCACGGGAAGAAGGCCGCGCGCGAGCTGCGACCAGCCCGCGAACAATCGCTCGGGGAAGGCCTGGCCGAAGCCGTGATCGCCTTCAAGTGCGGCGAGGAGCCCGACCCCTATTTCGTGATGGTCTTTCCGGATGCGTTCAAATGATCCAGCTCGACAAGGAACGCAGAGACCGCATCGCCGCCGCCAAGGCTGAGATCGCCAGCGCGTCACGGCCGACAAAACGGGTCACCTGGTACGAGCTGAGGTTCGTGGAGGATGAGACGAAGGTACACGTGACTTGCAACGTATGTCTTCGCTCTATGTGGTTGCCCCAATCCAAGGTTGGGATGTACCGGCGCTGCGGACCTAGATGCACCGCAGCCGCACGCGCCGAAGAGCGTGAAGCGCGGCGCCGGAACTGCGAAACCTGCGGCGCCAGCTTCATTCCGCGGCCACGCCAAATCCGCTTAGGACAGGGGCGCTTCTGCCGCCAAGCGTGCAACAGCGCGGCTCAGGAAGCGCTAAACAGTCCTGAGGCAAAAGCACTGGCAAAGCAGATTACGGGAGCGATGTCAGCCGCCGGACTTATCCGGCGACCACGGGGGCCTGAGAGCGCCTCATGGAAGGGCGGCTACGAAGCCCAGAGGGCGCGGCTGCGCGATAGCGGTAAGTCCGCCGCCAGATTGCGGGCATATCGGAAGCGCAACCCGCACAAATCCCGAGAATCCTCGCGGCGTCGCCTGGGGCGCAAGCTTGGCCGCTTGCCGTGGGGCACCATTCCGCGGATCGGCGAAGCCCAAGGATGGCGCTGCGCAATCTGCCGTATCAACCTCAAGCATGGCTACCACATGGATCACGTGGTTCCGCTCGCCAGGGGCGGCCTTCATGAGGCGCGGAACATCCAGCTTCTCTGCCGGACCTGCAATGTCCGCAAGAACGCCAAGGACCCGATCGACTACATGCAATCTCTCGGGAGATTGCTGTGAAAGCTCCCATTGCCACCAAGCTCGCCGAGCTACGCCAGGCCATCGTTGAGATCGAGACGCGGAAGTCGTTCACGCCCGCCCAGCGCAGGGCTGTGTTCGAAGCCCAGTCCGGTCAGTGCTCCGACTGTGAAGAGCCGCTGACCGGTCGCTGGGAAATCGATCACGTGATCAGCCGTGCAATTGGCGGAAGGCACGAGCCCTCAAATTGGCTGGGCAAGTGCACCTCCTGTCACGCGGCGAAGACCAAGGCCGACCGTAAAGCCCAGGCCAAGGCCAACCGGATCATCAAGCGTGAGACTGAGGGCGCCCCAGTGTCCAGCCTCAAATCACGGAACGAATGGCCTCAGGGTCGAAAGATCCAGTCGCGCGGGTTCCGCCGCTTCATCCCCACGAGGACAGCATGAGCCCCTACCCCATCCCGGCTGACAGGGAAGAGCTTCAAGCCGCTGTAGAGCGGTTGGAGAAGCGCGCGACCGAGATCGAGCGGCACGTCGAGAAGGTGCCCGGCTGGTATCCCGAGGCCATTCAGCACGCCGCCGACCTCCGCCTCCTGATCGCCTCCCATCGGGCGCGAGGAGAGGCGCTTGTCGCCGTCCGGCAGAACGTCGCGTTCGAGCTTCAACACAGCTCGCCCACGGTCCCGAAGTCGACGCTCGAAGACATCGACAAGATCGCGGCCTCCGCCCTCTCCCCCATCCCCCAGGAGCAGGACAGATGAGCGGCGTGAAGCTGACTGAGGAAGAGCACGTCATGCTGGGCATGGTCGCGCTTCGACCCCACGGCCTCTATGTGCGGGGCGCGGAAGAGCAACGGCTCGTTCTGTCGCTCGCCAGGATGGGCCTCGTCTGCGATCCGCACACCGAAGGCAGAAGCCTTTTCACGCGCATCACCGACGCCGGCCGCGCCCTGCTCAAGGAGGTCGACCGTGGGTGAGCCTTACGTGCGCCATCAACAGGAACGCGGCAGGTTCGCCGACATCGTGGACGAGGCGATCGGCTCCTACGAGGCGTGGCTTCTGGACGACGACTATGACGCCCGCGCCGCTCTGGATCGGATCATCATGCGGATGAAAGAGCGCAGAGCCTTTTCCACCTCCGATCAGCCCCAGGATAAAGGCCCATGAACAAGGAAGATATGTCCCTCCCGGGTCCAGTCGAACTGATCGGCCCCCGTCGCACCAGGGGTGTGCATACGCCGGGGCCGTGGCATCTCGAAACCGCCACCTGCTTCGTGAACGGGGAGCAAATGCCGCCCGGCTGGACTGGCGTGTCAGGCGCTAACTGGTCGGACTTCGCCATCGTGGTGACTCGGCTTGAAGATGAAGCGTTCGACCACGCCGAAGGGGTCGCCAACGCCCGCTTGATTGCGGCTGCGCCCGAACTGCTCAGGGTGCTGCAATTCGTGAGCACCGACCCGTGCTTCTCGGTGCTGGGCTCCGTCACCCGTGAAGAGGTCCGCGAGGCCATGGCTAAGGCCCTCGGCAGTCCCACCCCCACCCCCACAGGTGCTGATCTAGGCCCAGGGAGGACCACGAAATGAGCGAGCCCGAAGAGTTTGTGTCCTGCCGCCGATGCGGCGAAGAGCACCCGGCCGGTGTCCTCGACGACGACCTCTGCCCGACCTGTGTCGATCTGGAAGAGGACGAGGAAGACGAGCTGTCCGCCGTCAGGTCGAGTGGAGGGCTTCTGCCGTGACCGATCTCGAAGGGCTCAAGAGTGCGGCTGAGAAGGCGACGCCGACAATGATCCTCACCTACAAGTACAGGATCAAGGACAAGTCTGCGCGCAAGGCACTCCGCGCCTACGCCTGGGGCTGCAATCAAATCTGGAACTACGCCGTAGCCCTGCAGCGCGATTGTGAGGCTCGCTATCGCGCCGGTGCGCCCAAGCGGCGCTGGGCTTCACACTTCGATCTGACAATGCTCACGACTGGCGTGTCGACCGAGTTGGGCATTCGATCAGACACAATCGGCGAGGTCTGCCGCACCTTTGCCGTTGCGCGAGACGCCGCTAGACGCGCACCACGGTTCCGGGCCTCAGGCGGCCGCAGGCGAGCGCTTGGCTGGGTTCCTTTCAAAGGACGGTTCCAGCCCATGAAGGACGGCGCCTTGGTCTACCTGGGCAAGCCAATCCGGGTCTTTGGGACCAAGAGCCGGCCGCTACCGCCAAAGTTCAAGTCGGGCGCTTTTGTCGAAGACGCGCAGGGCCGATGGTGGTTGACCCTACAGTGCGAGGTTCAGCAAGCCGAGAGCGCTAGCACTGCAGCAGTCGGCATCGACTTGGGCCTCAAGACCGTAGCCCACCTGAGCGACGGATCGACTGTCGAGGCTCTGCGGTCATATCGCGAATATGAACATCGCCTGGGGGTCGCCCAACGCGCCGGCAACAAGCGGCGGACGCGCGCGATCCACGCCAGGATCGCCAACATCCGCAAAGATCATATCCACAAGGCGACGACCAGAATCGCCAAGTCCTACGAGTTCATCGCTGTCGGCAACGTGGACGCTGGCCAGCTAGCAAAGACCCGGATGGCCAAGTCCGTGCTCGACGCAGGTTGGTCGATGTTCCGATCCCAGCTCCGCTACAAGGCCAGCAGGCACGGAGCCCGGTTCGTAGAGGTCGACGAGCGTTTCACTTCCCAGGTGTGCTCGGCTTGCGGGACCATCCCCGCCAGCAGCCCGAAAGGCATGGGTGCGCTTGGAATGAGGTCCTGGGTCTGTTCGGACTGCGGGGCGGAGCACGATCGTGACCGCAACGCAGCGCTGAACATCCTCAGGATCGGGCTGAGCGCTCAGCCTCATGCAGATGAAAGCCGGTCAATCGCTCGCAGGAGCAGCCGGATAAGCGCGACGAGCGATCAGCTCTTCAAGGACCCCCATCCAACTCAATCCAGCGAGGCGAAGGCTGATGGCTGACCTGGCCCGCATCGCTCTCGACCCGGATCATCTGCCGCTGCGGATGACGACGGCTGAGGTGTGCCAGCTGGGCCGCTTCTCGCTGGCCACCCTCATGCGCAAGCGCCGGCAGGACCCGGCCTGGCTCAAACCGTCCACCGTCCAGGGCGGTCGATCCACAGTTTTCGACCGGGCGGACGTTCTCAAGGCGCTTGGCCTCACCACGGATGGAGCCTCCGATGCCTCGCAAGGCGACCCCTGGAAATTCGAGCCCGATGCCTATCGTGCAGCTAGATCTCGGCCGCTACGTGACCATCCGCTACCGCAAGGACGGGACGGCGCGCGTGCTGTTCGAGGTCCCGGCAAGGCTCCGGCCCTCCGGCTGGTCGCCGGCGATACCCCTTCCGGTCAACGGTGAGCGGCGGGGCGATCTGAACGACGCCGCCGAGGTGGGCCGCATCCAGGCCGACGCCAAGCACCTCCTGAACAAGCTCCGCGCCGCGCGCCTGGGTCGCGAGATCGGTCCGCCGGCCAGGTCCATGCCCGAGCTGATCCGCTCCTGGCAGCAGACCCAGCGCTTCCGCGACAAGAAGCCCAAGACCCAGCAGGGCTACATCTACCACGCCGGGCTGATCGAAGCCTGGTCCAAGGCGGTCGGCCATCCGCCCGTGTCGAGCCTGAAGCTGGAGCCGATCGAGGCGTTCCTGCGCCATTTCGATGACCGGCCGACCACGCGGCGCCATCTCAAGATCGTCTTCTCGATGCTCCTCGACCGCGCGATGCAGCTGGAGTGGCGGACCACGAACCCGCTCGCCACCGTGAAGATGGGCGCGCCCAAGTCCAAGGTCACGATTTGGGAAAAGGCTGACGTGGACTTCTACCGCAAGGCCGCGGTGGACTATGGCCAGCCGGCGGTCGCGGCGATGATCCTGACCCTCTGGCAGATCGGCCAGCGCGTCACCGACGCCCGGCTGTTCCGGCGTGGCGCCGAATACAAAGCCGGGGCCTTCCGCTTCTGGCAATCGAAGACCGAGGCCTATGTCACCGTCCGCGTAGACGACGAACTGCAGGACCTGCTGGACGAGATCAAGGACCCCGATAGTCCCTACCTCTTCACCGACAAGGCCACCGGCAAGCCCTGGGCGGAGCAGCGCCTGGGCCACGTCTTCGCCGACATCCGCAAGGCGTCCGGCGGTCCCCACCTGGTCCTGCGCGCGCTCCGCCATAGCTGCGTTGTCCAGATGGCGCGCAAGGGCTCGGGCATCCCGGAGATCGCCAGCGTCACCGGCCACTCGCCGGCTGGCGCCGCCGCGATCCTCTCCCACTACCTCCCGCGCGACAGCGATTTGGCCCTGAAAGCCCAGCGTCGGCGCGGCTTCGTGGGAACCAATCGGGCGCGAAGGTCTGACGGCGAGGTCGGATGAATGTTGGACGGTCGGCGACGATACGTTTTCGACGGAAAATTAATCCATAACTTCAAAGAGTTATGGTAGGCCGGGTGAGGTTCGAACTCACGACCATTCGATTAAAAGTCGCATGGTGGCCCTTGATTTTGCTGGCGGCCGTCCAACTGTTCCCGATCAGTTCACGCCCCGGAACGCCTGGGGTTTTCGACGGAGTCTGACGGTTTTGCGCCCCACCCAAGACCCCGGCCTCCCCCTCTCAACCCTCGCCGGACAGCACCGGTGTTGCGGCGCCCGCTTCTCCTGCATCGCCTGCGGCCGTCATCGCGACTTGCCGTTCGAGGTCGTAGTGGCAGACCTTCAGCGCCGGAAGGTCGGGGGATGGTCAACACCGATCCGAGAGGTGGCGAGGTATGCTCGGAGTGACTGTGAGTGTGGGGTCAGGGTCTGGGAGACTGGGCCGTGGTGGAGATAGAGGCTTGGCGAGGGGAGAATGCTGCGATGCCCCAGACGTCTCCGGGTAGGTCAGGCTCGATAGTTTAAGCCGCAGAGCCAGCCGAGGCCAGCATCCGTCGAATCCCACGCAGTGCGCTCCTACAAGACCGCATCGCAGCATCCTCACCATGGCATAAACGGCTGGGTTTGAACAGGCTTGGCGGGGGCTAGGGCTTGGTCTTCTCGCGGCGCTTGAGTTCGCGGTCGACAGCTTCTCGGATGAAAACCGAGCGAGGCCCAGTGGCGTCGATCCTCGCAAGGGTCTCGGCGGGAAGGCGCACGCCAACGAACGGATCGCGCCCCCCTGAGGCCGGTCGGCCGCGCTTTTTCGGTTTAACCCCACTTGCCTCGTCCATAGATATGTGGTTTAACCTACATCACACATGGAGGCAAGCGCCGTGAGCGACAAGTACGTTCTGAACGACCGCCACGAAGCGATCCCGTGCGATGATCTGGAGATCTGGGCAAGGATGTTCGGTGACGCTGAGGCGCGTCGCGTTGGCGCCGATGACGTCGGTCCCTACCGCATCAGCACGGTCTTCCTCGGCTTGGATCACAATTTCGGCGAGGGTCCGCCGCTGCTGTTCGAGACTATGGTCTTCAGCCCCGGCGATGATGATGGCGATATGGAGCGATGCTCAACATGGGCGGAAGCCGAAGTGATGCACGCCCGGTTCGTTGAGCGCTATAGGAGCAAAGCATCGTGAGCGCCATCAAGCGACGCCGCATTCCCGACTCATGGTTCCGCGCGACCACGCGCCAAACGACCATGGCCTTTCTGTCCGGCAAGCATCAGATGCGCTTGGCGCCGCTGACGGAGGGTGAGCGCCAACTCGGATGGTTCGTGCTGCCGCCTTTTCAGCGCCCGCCGGTCTGGACCGAAAAGCAGAAGGTCCGGTTCGTGGAAAGCTGCTGGATGGACCTCCCAATCGGGGTGTTCATCTATAACCGCACCGAAGACATGCACAGCCCTCACGACGCATGGTTGCTCGACGGACAGCAGCGTGTGACGGCAGTGCTCGGATATATGGCTGATGAGTTTCCAGTCTTCGGCTCGCTGTTCTCAGAGCTGACCGAGGTCGATCACCGCGTCTGGGACATGACCACCTCGTTCGCCTGCATGGAGACGAACATCGACGACGAGGGCCAGCTTCGCGAGGTCTACGACCGTCTCGCTTATGGCGGGACGCCCCACGATCCGAAGGCACCCTGAAGCGCAACCGGGACCATCCCCCCCTACTAAAGGAAACCCCATGAACCTTACCGATGTGAATCTTGAGCCGATTGTCGCGAAGGCGATCCTTGACACGCTTACGCCGGAAGCGCGGGAAGCCATTCTGCAAGCGGCTGTGAAGGATCTGATCACCAAGCCGACTGGCGGAATGGGAAGCTATGACCGCGACCGGAAATCGCCACTTCAGGAGGCGTTCAACTCGGCCGTTCGCTCCCAGGCCGAGAAGTTCGCCCGCGAGCAACTGGCGGCGGACGGCGAGTTTCAGGCTCAGGTCAAGGGACTGTTCGCCGAGGTCGCGGAGCGCCTATTCACGGGCGATAAGCGGGAAGCATTGATCTCCGACCTCGCCGAGAAGATGGCGCGGGCGATGGTGGGTGATCGCTACTAGCCGCCCCCACTGAAGGAGACGGCGGCCCAAGTATGCAGCGGGGAGAGATAGAGCGGGGATGGGTGTAATCAGCGGCAGGCCGAGATGACCGGCTCGACCTCGGCCAGGCGCTGCCGCCGCAGTTTATTCGACGCCAAAAGGGCCGCGAGCCCGTTTTCTGGAGCAAGACTTTTCAAGTCGGCAACATCATCGGGATAAGTGGGCTTGGCCCCGAGAGAAGGGGGAACACACGGCGCCCGAATTGGAATTTTCACCTCTCGAATTTCAATACGAGGCTCTCGGGTAACGCTCCCGCAAGATACTAGAAACACAATGGAAAACCAGCAGAAAGCTTTTGTAAGCCAACTGCCCGAGATGTATCTTCTAGACATGCTTAACCCCTATGAGCACCACTCTCAGATTTCACGGCGCAGACCATGCCGACCCGAAGACAAGCTTGCTTGGTATGAGCCGGAGTTGAACACTGGATGCTGGCTTTGGACTGGAGCAATTTCCCATAACGGCTATGGAAAACTCACCGTTGATGGGAAAACCAAATCGGCTCATAGGTTCTACTATGAACAGTTCCACGGGCCAATTGGCCCAGGCCTTGTGATCTGCCACCGCTGCGACACGCCAGCCTGCGTGAACCCGGCACATCTCTCCCGGGGGACCGCGGCCGAGAACAACGCCGATGCTTTCCGCAAAGGGCGCCGTGGTATTGGCTCTAGGCACACCAACTCGAAGCTGACCGAAAACGTCGTTCGCATGATCCGCACGAGCCCGCTTTCGGCGGCTTGCTTGGCCCGACAATTGGGCCTGTCGCCCGGAACGGTGAGTTTGGCGCGAAGCGGGCGGACCTGGACGCATGTGGAGACGGCCCCCATTCATACGGGACCTGAGAAGGGGTCGGCTCGACCAAACAGTGTCCTCACCGAGGAGCTGGTGAGGAGGGCGCGCGCCCTCCGTAAGGAGGGCTGCTCCTATAACAGGATCGGCAAAATTATAGGCGTTCACCACGCGACAGTGCGATACGCTTGTGTTGGCGGCACGTGGCGGCACGTCTAATTTCCATCGAGAGATTTGGCGTAGACATCTAGGCATCTATCCCCAGCGGTCTTGCCGGTGGGCTTGAAGACCAGCAGCGCTGCGGCGGACTTCTCGGCTGCTGAGCGGCTCCTCTGGGCCTGCTGGAGGGCCTTGGAGGTTTCGGCGAGCTTGCGGTCGGCTTCCTGCTGGATCGCTGTCAGCGCCGCGTTCTGGCGGTCTATCGCGGTCTGTAGCTTCAGACCGTTGGCTTTGCAGGTGTCGTAGTTGTGCTGCACGCCGTCCAGCCGCTTCTGCATCACCGTATGTTCGTGCTTTGTCCCGGCGTTATACCCCAAATGGTGGATGGTCCAAAGACCACCCAGGACGGCGATCCCGATCAGGACATAGACCCCGGCCTTGGAGCGGAAGAAGCCAAGCGCGGACATTGCGGTCGCCCAGATCATCCGACGTTCCCCGCTTGCAGGCCCTCGGCTAGCATCGCGGCCACGCGCGCCGCGGCCTCCGCCTTGGTGATCTGGTGGTCATGATTGGCGTCCAGACCTGCATTCACGCCGTACTGGCTGGAGCCCTGGACCCACATGACCGAGCCGTCCGGCAACCCCATAGCCGCCGGGTTCAGGATCGCCATGTAGCAGTCTGCCAGGCGCTGGATCGGCCCCTTGGCCTTGATGCGGTTGTGAAAGTAGCGCCAAACATAATTGAGCTGGTCTTCAGGCGTCATCGCCGCGAGCGCCATCGTCGTGGTCCCGAGTTCCGCTGCCGTAGCATTCATGAACTGGATCAGACCCGTCGCACTGGAGCTGGGGTTATGAACGTCCGCCGTGAAGCGACGGCCAGTTTCGAACGCCATGCAGGCCATGAGCCAGTTGGGGTCGAAATTCAGATCCTCCCCGATCCAGCGCACGCGGTCGCGGAACACCGACGAGACCTTGCCCCCCCAGGCCAATTGCCCTGCGTTGGGCGGCAGGACCGGAGGCGCGGGCGGGGGTGTTTCGGCAAGTTCCGCCTCGACCTTGGCGATCAAGGCGCGGAGATCGTCGCGCAGGGTCATCAGGCTCATGCGTGGCGCTCCCATGGCGGACGGTCAGGAAGGACCGGCGGCGGGGCTGGCGTCGGAGCGGGCGTTGATGTGATGGTCGTGCCGTGCGAGGCTATGGATGTCGGCGGAGAGGCCTCGGCGATGGTTTCCTTCCGAGATGTCCGCACCGCCCCGACAAGCCGCGTGATGGCCTCCGTAGAGGCCCCCGCGATGTACAGCAGGGCCAGGAGAGCGATCAGCAGTTGGTCGCCCCGCACAACCTCCCGCAGCGTTCCGATGTCGTCTATGCGCCGGACGGTCAGCCACAGATGGAATGCACACCAGACCGTGAGCAGGAAGATGAAGACCCGGCGCCACAGCCAGTTGATCTCCGGCAGGTCCGACGCGTCTCCGTACTCGACCGTGCGGATGGTGGATGGATCGGTCATGCGCTATCGCTCCCCCCGTTGAAGTGCGAGAACTTCGGTCTGGGCGGCAGCTCGACATGACGGCGAGCGGCCAGGACCTGCGCCGCCTCGGCCCAGGCGTCGTCTCGGATGATCTTCACCTCCAAGTCGGCCAGGTTGCGTTCCAGCTTGGCGATCTTCCTGTCCTGCGCCTCGATCAGCGCCATGAACCGCTTGGTCAGCGCCTCTTCCTGCGCTGGACCCGCGGTGATCTTGGAGACGAGGATCGTGGCGACGGAACCCAGAATGCCCGAGGCTATCGAAGCGCCGACCGTGATCAGGGCTGGTTCGAAGGCCATTCATGCTAAACCGAGCTTCTTGAGCAGGAACGGCGCCAGAAGGCCTAGAACGGTCCCGATGCCCGTTCCTCCCCCGAACATGATCCACATCGCACGCTTGAGGCCGTCAACGTCTCTCACCGCCGGTTTCCCGACGTACTCGATCCAGGTTGCGACCTCGCTTGGCGTCATCACCGCGCATGGCCTTTACGATGATCCAGGCTCCGGCCAGAAAAGCCCCAAGCGAGAAGCCGGCCAGCCACATGTCGTCCCCCAGGCCACGCGTTGACCACCAACTGGAGTAGCCAGGTGATATTCAAGCACAGGATGTAGTTGTACAACATGTTTCCGTGGGGTTGAGTCTCCCATTCGGTCCAAAACGCCGCATGTAGCCCAAGCTGAGTGAGATAGAGCCCCGCAAGGATGAGCTTCCAGGCCTCTCGATGGGTGCGCCAGGAGATCATGCAGACGCTCAGGCCCACGAAATCGACCAGCCAATGCAGTGTTTTCGAGGTCGGAGGATCGAAGAGCACCGCCATGATATTGGTGATCACCCAGATCAGGACGATCATCACCGAAATCCCGAAGGCGTCGACGAACCCCTTGAAGTCGAAGCGGCTGGCGATGCCGTTCAGAAGCAACGGGATCATCACGAGGACCGGAAAGGCCCACTGCCATGGGAAATTTCGGATCAGGTCGTCTAGCATGATCAGGGCTTGGGCTCGCCGCCGCTGAACGGCTGCACCTGGCCGCTTCCGATCAGATCCTCGGATACATCCGAGATCAGCGCATGACCGGCCTTGAAGCGCCGCTGAAGGCGCGCCGGCACATCCGCCGCCTCCATCCGCGCCTCGGCCTCGTTGAGGTCCGCAGCGATGCGCTCGCCGAGTTGTTCATTGGTCAGGTCGGACATGATGTTCTCCTAGGGTCGTATGGTCGGCGTGACCTTGGTCACCCGGTCCCAGAGCTGGGTTCCGTCCGAGCGCTTGACGATCTGGCGGTAGAGACCGGTTCCCCAGATACTGCACTGGCCGTTGGCGTCGAGTTGGATCGGATTGACGTTCAGGTTCAGGCCCGTAGGCTCGGTATAGGTCGCCTTGTCGGTGAAGGTCCAAGGCACGTAGAGTTCCACGGTCCCGTCCGCGAGCACGTTCCCGGTCAGGGGGTCCATGAAGGTTTGGAGTCCGGAATAGATGAAGGTCGCCATCTAGCCCCCGGTGATCTTGTCCCAGACGGTCGAACCGTCCGCGAGCTTGAAAATCTGCCGATAGAGGCCGCTGCCCCAGATGATGCACTGGCCGCCCCCGTCAAGTTGGATGGGAACGGTGTTCAGCTCCGTCGCCGCCTCGTTGGACCAGCTATCCTTGGCGATCGGCGGATCATCGGTCAGGTCGGGTTGGTACATGCCGACTGTGCCCAGCGCGGCCACATCGCCAGTCGCCGGGTCGATGAAGGTCTGCTTACCGGGGGGGACGAAATACACCATGGTCTCAACAACTCCCTCCAGAAAGAGATCCTGCCCCGAATAGGCGATGGGCGGAACGGTCGCCTCCACCAGGCGCAGCGGATTGAAGTCGATCGGCGTGTTGTCGTATTCGGCGGGGGGATAAGGCAGCACCGGGCCGCCACCTCCGAACCCGACATAAACGCTCGTGATCGGAACCGAGACCGTCGTACCGTTGTAGGTATAGGAGATCGACTGGATGGCGCCGTAGGCTTCCCGATCCGGAAAGGTGTTGTCGTCGATCGTGAAATAGATCGTCACCCCCAGGGTCGCGGTCTGGCCGGCGACCAGTTTGACGCCCGCGTCGGCGTTCGTCTGGTAGATGTTCGGGACCCACCCGATCGGCCCCTGGATCGCGCTCGGAACCGGAGCGAATCCGGTTCCGAAGCCATCCCCCGGGAACCCATAGGCCGTCCCGTCGATCAGGACATCATTGCCGCCGCTGATCTCGTTGGGCGAGATGCTGATCGTGCTGAAGGTCTGGTCCAGCCCCGCCGTGGTGATGGGAGAGGAGGAGGCGGTGCCCCAGACATTGGTCACCGCGCCGGGAAGATAGCTGAACCCGTCCGGGCTCGTGGCCGCCGTGATGATCGAGCCGCCATCGACGGTCGCGAACTCGAACTTGACCAGCATGTTCAGGCCAAGCGGAGGATCGCCGGGGCAGACGATGCCGCCCACCACATTGATGTCGAGGGTCGGCGAGAAGACTGTGTTATCCCAGTCCGCCGGAATGGTGATGTCGAACTGTCCCTGCGCCGTATAGAGATTGAACGGCGCGGTGTTCTGGGTGGTGTAGGTGATTGTCGGGCTGCGCAGATATGCCATACTATCGGCCTCCCGCCTTCGGGCGAACGGACTTTTCCGCGCATGACCCTTCTGGGTATCCACGTCTCGCAGGCGCAAACGGCATGAATCCGGACCATCGCGGATGGATCGTCGCCGTCATTCTAGCGGTCGCCTTTGTGCGGAGTTTTCTAGGGGGTTTATTCACGGTTCGATCCGACCATTCGACTATTGAGCGCCCCAGCAACTATTGGGGCCGCCCGGACAGAACCGCGTCCCACAAGCGCCGTAATCCCCGGCTTCTTCGGCGTCACGTTCAGCATCCCCGCTTCCGGCTGAAGTAGCTTTGTCGCGAGCGCATCGGTGATCTGCTCATTCTTCATGCCATAGAAGAGCTTACCTGCTCCGATCGCGGCGGCGGCAACGGGATTGTGCATCAGTGCGCCCGCACCCAAGGCCAGAGGGACGCCCATTTTGCTTCCGATGTTCCCCGTCGCCAGATGCTGCGCAGTATCAGATCCGATGGGACGCCCAAGCCCGGAATTGCTTTCGCGCACCAGATCGGCATGGAGGCGTTCGAGCTGGTCCAGCGTCTCCTGGGTTATCGACTTGGCAGGATTGGCGCCCGGCTTGGCGCGCATGTCGGCGATGCGCTTCATGGCGCTATCCAAACGGCCAAGCGTAACAGAGCCCTTGGCGTCCGTCAGACGCAGGGTCTGGAGGAATCGTTGGGCCGCGATGGGCTCGGCGGTGCTGTGGGTCGTTTCGAGGTATTGCGCATATCCTGGCGCGGCGCGATCGATCTCCGCATCCAGCGCATCGCGAACCGTCATCAGATGCTGGGCGGCTTGCTGGTCGGCGTCGGTTTCACCCTTGCTCAGTTTCTGGATTGCGGAATCCAGGGACTGGCGCATTCCGAACACCTGATCAGCGCGGCCCTCCACCTGCGGGGTGCGGCTCGATATTTCGCGCACCGCCGCCTCAGCGACATCTCCAAGGCCGCCGCCACCCTGATATGCGTAATTTCCGAAATTGCGCTTGACGGCGGAAAGCACGGCCTGGGGTGTGACTTGGTGATCAGGCCCCGCCGAGCGCAGCGCGGCCTCAACCGTCTTGAGATTCTTGTACTGAAGGCGAGCGTTTCGAAGTTCAGCGAGAGTGTTCGTCGCTCCCGTACCCTCAGCTCCCAAGCGCCGCTCCAGGGCATCATCCAGTGCTTCTCGGATAGCCCCTGCGGCCTGGCGGATCGTCGGATCACCCGACTTCATCAGGCTATCGAGGGGCGAGCCCTTACGGGTCAGGGCCTGATAGGAGGCCCCGGAAATGGTTTTGCCGTCATTCGCCGTGCTGACGATGTTGTCCAGCTGTTTGAATAGCGGCGGAAGCTGACTCTCGGGAACGACCTGAGCGGTGTCCGCGATCACCTGTCCGATGTTCTTGCGCAGCGTGTCGTCCCACGGAACGTGGGTAGCGCCCGCAATGCGCTCGAACTGCTCGCCCAGTCTTGTGCGCGCCGCTTGCATGACTTCAGGCGTTAGCGCCGGCGCATTGGCCCCGAAGGTCTGTGATACACGCCGGTTGAATTGCGCGGTCTGCTCCGGCGTGGTCTCGGCCACGGGCTGGACGATCTTGTCGCGGAGTTGCTGGAGGGGCTTTGCGACAGCCTCCATGTGGGCTGCGGGTGCCTCAAGCGCCCTGTCGATTGTCCCAACGAGCGATCCGCTATTGACGGTCTGGGCCCCATCGAACGCCTGTTGCCGCGCCGCACTCACAGCGGCGTCTCGGCTCGCCACAAGATCGGCGACAGTGTTGGGATCGCCCCGAGCGGCATCCAGAGCGACGGCGCGGGCTTCGTTGTTCTGCGCCGCACGTTCTGCGAAAGGCGTTGGGCGAGAGAGCCGCACCGTGCGCTCTAGCGTGGCGATGCCGGGATTGGCGGTCGCCTGTGCAAGCGTTGGGACAGAGCCTGGAATGATCTCACCGGCGTCGGTCGCGATAGGGCTACCTTCGGCGAACTTGCCAATCATCCGATTGGCGATCTGTTCGCGGCCCGCTGTTGTAAGCGGCTGCACTAGATCGCGCGCCGTCTCCCCAGTCCAGCGACCAGCCCTAGACACAAGGGGCAGCCCAACGCCCAGGCCAGCACCCAAAAGCGCTCCGGTCTTCATCTGTTCGCCCGCGGGGCCTTCGCCGGCCGAGGAGACGAGACCAGAGGCAAGTGCGCCCTCACGCGCGCCCAGCGCCGCCTTGGAGCCCGTCTTGAGGCCGGTGTTCAGCAGCTTGGAGACGATCCCGGCCCCCTCGGGCAACGCGGCTTGTCCGGCCTTCCCCGCCAGAAACTCACCCACGGCCCCGGCGCGGCCCAAAATTGGCGCGACTGCGGCCTCACCCCCGGCCATCGCCGGAAGGGTCGCGGTCATCTGGCCGCCGAACCGCGCGAGCCCCGTGGGGATGTCACCCTTGTACTGGGCGTCATAGCCCATCTGCCGGGCGACGAGAGATTGGAGAATTTCGGAATCCTGCGAGCCAGGCGCGAAGCGGCCTGCGCTCAGCATCACGTCGCTCAAGCCTTGCCCGAAGCCTTTCGGAAGATCGCTCGTGTCTCCCGGCATGGGACGCCGGGACAGTTTGCCGCCGAGATCGATGTAGAACGCGCCCTCGGGGACATTCTCCTCCGTCTGGCCGTGGGCCATCATGTAGGGATGCTTCTGGGACCCTTCCGGCGCGGAATTGTCCCATTGCCGGCCCTTGACCATCGCCTCGACGGTCGGCTGCTGGAGGTCGTTGATGCGCTTGAAGGACTCCTGGTAGCGATAGTTCTTAGCTCCGGCGATGGGCTCGCCGGAGGCCATCTTCAGGATATCCTCATCCGTGGGTTCGGCTGTCGGCGCGGGCGCATCGGCTGGAGCTGGAGCGGCTTCCGAGGTCGCAGGAGGGCTTTTCGTGGCGGGAGCGCCGGAGGCCAGCGCCAACACCTCGGCGTCGCTGGGTTCGGACGAAGCTACGGGGGCGCTGGAAGCCGCCGGAGAGCTGCCCTGATACTTCGCCAGCACCGTCTCACGGTACTTGCGAGTCTTCGGTCCCCAGAGTTGCGGATCGGGACCGCCGTAGTAGGCCGCCAGCGCGTCACCGACATTGCCGAACTTGTCGAGGTGCTGGGCAAGCAGTCGCGCGCCACCGTCGATCGCCTGGGCCGGGTCGTAGGGGTCGATACCGAGCTTGGCCGCGGTGTGGTCCACGATCTGCATCAGGCCCTTGGCGCGACCGGACTTGGTTTCCGGACCTAGCGCCTTGGGGTTGCCGCTGCTTTCCTGCTGGGCGACGGTCGCCAGCAGAGCCGGATCGACGTTGTATTGCCGCCCCTTGGCTTCGAACAGGTCCGAGAAATCCGAGACGGGCACGAGCCTACCTCAGATCGTCATAGGTGAAGAGGCCGGCATTGACCGCCGACTTGATACCCTTCACGTAGCGGGCCTTCTGGTCGGGCTTCATCTTGTCGATCATGGCTTTGCGCTGGGCAGCGGGCATAAGGTCGGCTCCGAACGCCAGCGGGTCGACGCTGTTCGCCCAGTTCGCGCGCCACTGGACGTATTGCTGCGGCGAGACCCCCTCCTTCTGGGCAAGCAACGGAGCAGCGACGTCCATCGATTTCAGCCCCTTCAGGACCGGGATCATCGCCACGGCGGCGTCATGCACCGTATGGACCCCAGGCTGGGCTTCCTGTTGCAGCGCGCGGGCCTGATCGGTTCCCAGTCCGAGCCGCTTGGCTTCCGAGGTCAGCGCCGTGGTCATCCACTTGTTGGCCTCGGCATAGGCGACGGTCTGGTCTTTCGAGCCGATCCCCGCTGGAAGCGGAATGCCATAGGTGTCGGCGATGCCGCGCAGGTTCTGGAGGGTTTCAGAACCTGGGCCGGTCTTGGCCTTCTTGATCGCGTCAAAGGCCTGGTCGAAGGTGGTCAGCACCTTGCGCAGATCGGGAACCGCCTGCTGATCGGCCTGGAAGGCCTGATAGCTGTCCGCCATGGCCTTGTCGGCGCCCGGAGGCAACGAACCCATGCCGACCGCACCTGGGACGCCTTGAGAGGCCGCCGCGCGGGAGCCTGGATAGCGGCCATCGCCCCCTCCTGCCGCAGGCATGGCGCCACTGGGGGCAGACCCACCCAGAAGCGACGCCTTCGGGACCTTGTAGTGCGCGCCATCGGCTCCGACCACGTCGATCAATTCCGCCCCGGCCTCGGGCGTCAGGCTCTTGTCGAGCGCGCCGTTGATGCGCTGGGTTCCGGTGAGTGGGCTCACCTGTTGGCTGACGATGCGACCGCCGGTGTCCACATTGGACGGCGCGCCCAGCAACATGTTGACATGTTCCAGGGCGTTGTTCGCCTGGAGAGACCATTGCTGGAGGTAGGCCCGCGTCGCCTTGTCGTCGGCGACGGGATTTCCGGTGGACGGCGGCAGGCCTTGGACGAAACTGACGACCTGGCCGATGCTGTCCTTGTCGTTGAAATGGCCCAGCGGGATCATCTGGGTCTTGACCGCTGCGATCACGTCATCCGGCGTCACCGGACCCTGCTTGGAAAGCAGCCCATCCATGACACCGCTCGCCACGCCCCAGCGCTGCTGGGAGAGTTTGAGCTGTTCGGCGCTGAGTTCGGTCTGGGTCTTCTGGTTGCCAAGCTGGCCGCTGTGGAGCTGCTGGGCCTGGGACAGGGCTTCGGCCCCGTATTGTGCCTCGTCGGGATGGTCGACGTAATACTGGCCGACCTTGGCCTGATCGGGAAGGCCCGTGGCGGGGTCGATCGACGCTCCCAGCGCCCGGCCCCCACTGATCTTGCTGCCGTACTGCTGCTGGAGCAGTTTGTTCTGGAGAAGCTGGGCCTGGACGCCGGAAATCTTCCCGACGGTCGCCAGGGGATCATAAGCGCCCGGAGCGGCTTGCAGGGCGATGGCGTTGTTGATCTCAGCCATCAGATCGGCGTCCCGGCGTCGCCATAGATCGGCGTCGACTGCCCGAAGATGTTCGATGATCCGCCCGAACCGCTCATGCCGCCACCGAGAAGCTTGCTGGTCAGATACGAGTTCGAGAGGCCGTAGAGCCCTTGTTGCAGGGCGTTGGCCTGCCCCACCGTGCCGGCGGCTTGCGCCTGACCGGCCGACTGATACGAATTTCCGACGTTGGCTCCAGTCTGCACGGCTGCTGTACCGACACCCGCCGCGGCGTTCTCACCAAGGGCCGCCGCATCGTGCAGCCGCTGAACCTGGTTTCCATAGGTCGTGTCGGCGAGGCCGGTGACGAACCGCGAAATCCCCTTGGCCTGGGCTCCCGAAAGCCCCCGTCCCGAGAAGGTGTTGACCGTGTTCTTGATGCCCTGGTCGCGGGTGAACTGATAACCAGGCGTCGCTTCGAGCGCGGCCTGCATCGCGTCGCCCGCGCTCTGCGGACGGGTCATGGCGAGCTTGCGGCCCTCCGCCGCCCCGAACTGCTGATAGTGCTGCTGGGCGTATTTCAGCGGATCGATGCCCTGCTTGATGGCCTCCTGCATGACATCGGGGTTCATGCGCAGATAGGCGTTCCAGTCGGGCTGCGGGGTGCTGGAACCGATGCCCAGGAGTTGACCGTAGGGACTGAGCGCGCCGGTCCCGAAATCCCGGAACGGCGCAAGACCCTGCTGGGTCGTGTTGAACATCTGGAGCTGGATGTCCGCCGCCCGGTTCGCGGCATTGGCTTGCTGCTTGGAGGCCTTTCCGGCCGCGCTCGCACCAAGGGCGGCGCTTCCGACTGTGGCGGCGGCCATGACGGCGGCGACAGGCATTAAGCGAACTCCGAACTCACCGCCTAAACCCTACACGTTTCGTAGGAATTAGGCTAGCACAACACTACCGCTTGTGGGCGCGGTTTCCCGGCGCACCATAAGGACGTTGACGGTCGCCTCCGCGATCTCGACCAGGGCGTCTTGGATGTCGATCTCGCGCGGGCCGACCTGTTCGATCTGGGCGTATCCCGCGAACGTCGCCCAGCGGTTGTAGAACGCCACGCCCTTCTCGATCTGGCCCGCATAGGCCATCATCAGGGCGCAACCCACGGCCTGGTCATGCGCTGCGTCTTCCGGGTGCTGATGGATTTCAGGCCCCTTGGCCCACTCCAGCACCTCATGGAACTTGGCGCCCTCCTGGCGCCCCAGAGGATCACGTACATACCAGTCGTCAATGGTCAGGGCGCGGTAGGAGACCCCCACGCCGGGCTTCCAGGCGTCGTCCCGGTGGAACCGCTCGCGGAAGCCGACCCACGTTGCGGCCATCCTGGCGCCTGGATTGTCGTCGGGGCATTTGGTCAGGATTTCCACCGCATCGGTGCGGGTGAATATCCAGCGCAGCATCTCGACGGCGGCGTTGCGGAAATAGGCGCCCCTCCCCTGCTTTCCGAACAGGGTGTGGATTTCGTAGGTCCCCGGAGCGAGATTGTGCAGCACCCACCCACCGTGCTCGCAGACGATGGCATAGTTGCTCTGGTCGGCCAGGATTGGAGTCAGATCCACCGGCTTGAAGGGGTCGCCTCCTATCCAGGGGCGCACGCAGGGGTCGTTGGCGATGGCGTTGAGGAACGCGGCGTCCATGGTGCGACGGACGGTCAAACCCCTTGCTCCGTCCCATCGGCCTTGTAGCGCCCGGCATAGCTCAGGTCGGCCAGCCTGAGCGGTGTCAGCGGCGTGAAGTTCGGCGGATTGCTGGTCGGGTTGGTGTAGAGCAGCGCCTGATTGGTCGAGACCGCCTTGGAATTACCATCCGACCCCGAAGGCAGCACCGGCGCCGCGATAGATGTGAGCTGCTGGTTCGCCAGCGGCGGTGCGGCGATGGTGATCGGGCTCGCCACATGATCGACATCGCAATAGGCGTCAGAGGTCGAGCCGGAGAGGAAGCGGTTGCCGGAGGGGTTGGTGTTCGAGACATACTGCCAGACGACGTGCTGGCGCGCGCCGCCCCAATAGCCGGGCTGCGTGCTCTCGCCGACCGTGCTGGAGATGTCCTGATTGGAGAGGTTGCGGAAGCCGGCGTCGCGCATGGGCTGGTCGCCATTGACCGAGCCGAAGGCGGTTCCGACACTGCTGCGGTTTTCGAAGAACCGGCCGCATATATTCTCCCACAGATGGGTGTGGTGGACGATCACGTCGGCGTGGATGTCGGCGATCCGGGTGAGATGGGCGGTCCCGACGAGATTGGTCTTCGGAATGGCGGCGCTGGGCGCGAGATCGGCCCGCGACAGATAGGCCGCGCCGAGCTGGTTGGTTGTGGTGGTGGGCGTCGCTGTCCAACCGGCCCAGGTGTTGATCGCGGCGATCAGCGCCGCCATGTCCTCGTTGCCGGTCGAGATCGGGAAGCTGTGACTGATCGATCCGGCGGCGACGTTGTAGACGTTGAACGCCCCCGTCGAGCCATTGACGCCGGTCTTCTCGTAGGCCGATCCCACGGGACCGGTGAGATCGAACGCCCCCTGCTCCGTCCTCAGGCCGGAATAGTAGCCGCCGACCTGATCGGAATAGCCGCCATGGATGCACTGGCCGTTCTCGTTGTCGGAACCCGAGACGTTGATCGCCGTGCTGTTGCGCCGCAGCTTGAAGAACGACAGGCCATAGGCCGGAAGGTCATGCGCCGCGCATTCGGTGAAGTACACGTTCCAGGCCGTCGTCGGGTCGTTGCCGCCGATCCAGAACGACGATTGCTGGGCGAAATTGACCAGGGCCGCCGCGCCTGAACCCGAACCCCCATGCGCCGGGTTCATCGCGCCACAGAACGGACCATCGACGCAGTTCAGGCGCAGGCGATTCGCCCCGCCATTGGAGAAGCGCCAGGCCGAGCTGAGATTATAGCCGAGCTGGGCGATGTCCCACTTGATCCCGAAACCGCGGAACTCGATACCATCGTACCCGCATTGGGTCATGGCCTTCGTGCCATCGCCCATGGTCGCGGCAACGCCGGCGGCCGGCGAGATCACCGTCCACCACTTGGCCGACACGAAATCCGAGGCCTGGGCGTCGATCCTGTAATTGGCCGTGTTCAGCAGCAGCAGGTTGACGCGCTGGGTGGGATTGGTCCGGCAATAGGTCAGGCCGTCCTTGATACTGGTGAAGTCCCCCCCGATCCCGACCGTCTTGGTCTGAGAAAACTCGGTCGTGCGGGCATAGAAGGTGTAGGGTCCGATCACCTGTTGCTGCATGGTGACGTCGCTGGCCGTGACCACGACGTACATCTGCGCTTCGCCGTTGGGGTTCTGGGCCAGCCATGCCGAGACATCCAGGGGGCACTGGAACCCGTAGGTCGATTGCGTAGCGCCGTTCGGATCGACGAAGAAATCCACCGACTGCGAAGTGACGGTGAATGTCGCACCTTCAAGGATGAACTGGACATTGGCGATGCCGCCGGAGGGGGTCCTGTCTGCTCCCGCATCGACACCCCAATACATGTCCTCAGTGACGGTGAGCCAGTTGGGCCAGAGCGGCTGACACCAGGGTTTGGCGGTCGTGCGCGTGGGATTGGTCGGAACCGGAGCGAAGGCTCCTCCGAACCCAGACCCCGCAACTCCTGTCCACTGGCTGGACGGGGCAAGGCCCAATGGCGGGGGCGGAGCCGATCCGGAATTGCGCCCGAAGCGCGCGATGGAGGCCCCGGCCATTACGAGATGCCATCACCCGTCAGCCGCCAGACCGTCGCGGCCACCTTCAGCACCGAGAACGTCCCGTTGGCCGCGATGGAGCGCGTGCCGGTGGAAGACCCCCAGCGCAAGGTGTCGGAGTTGATCTTCAGCGACAGGATGCCGGCGCCGTTCTCGTTCACGCCCGCGAACACCGTCCCGATGGGATAGGCGACGGAAGCGTTGGCGGCGATGGTCAGGTCATGGGCGGTGCCGGAAGTGTGATAGAACGACTTGCCGGCGTCGCTCATCACCGTCGTGTAATTGGCGCTGATGATGTTCTGCGGGGCGCCCAGATAGCCCACAGCAGTCGCCGAGGGCGTGGCCGCGATGGTGAGGTCCGCGCCCGCCGAAAGCGTCTGTAGGCCGCTCCACGAGTTCGCCCCGTTGAGCAGCGGGACATTGGCGCCTGAGGTCCCGGTGTTGAGCGTGGCGACCGTTCCGAGGCCAAGACCCGTCGTGCGCATCAGCGCCTGGGTTGTCTGGCCGACCAGGGTCCGGGCCACGGAGGTGAAATCCGTCACCGCACCGGTTCCCGACCCGGTGAAATAGAACAGCTTGTCGGTCGCCGAGGTGACGGAGGACACCGCCGTCAGGTTGGCGTTGAACGCCTGCACATCGGTCCCGATCGCAAGCCCGAGATTGGTCCGCGACGCAGAGGCCGAGGCCACGTCGGAAAGGTTGTTGGCCGCGACCAGACCCCCCGCCGTCCCCGCCGCCGTCAGAGTGCCAGTGGAGAAGGCGAGACCCGATCCGATCGTGACCGGAGACCATGTATTCGCCGCCGAGAGATAGTAGAACCTGTCCGTGGTGGCGGCCGAGGCCAGGCTGGCGAGCCCGGCATTGTAGGCCTGGACGTTCGTCCCGATCGCGACGCCGAGGTTGGTCCGCGCGGTGGCGGCATTCCCTAGGTCCGACAGGTTGTTGGCGATCAGCAGGGCGCCAGCCGCCGCCGAGGCGCTGAGCGTGCCTCCAGAGAAGGTCAGGTTGGAACCGACCGTCACCGCCGTCCAGGTCGAAACACCCGAGCGGTAATAGATGGTGTCCGTGCCCGACAAAGCCGCGAGCGCCGAGAGGTCTGCATCGAAAGCCTGGACGTCGGTCCCGATCACCAGGCCAAGGGCCGTGCGCTGAGCCGAGGCGTCCGCTGCTCCTGCGACCGCCCGACCCGCCGCCGTGAAATCCGCCGTCGCGGCTGTTCCGGCTCCGGTGAAATAGGGAACCTTGTTCGCCGCCGAGGTCAGGCCTGCGATAGCCTGGAGTTCGGCGTCATAGGCCTGCACATTGGACCCGATGGCGACGCCGAGATTGGTCCTGGCCGTCGCGGCGTTGGCGAGGTCGGAAAGGTTGTTCGCCGCCAGTAGCGCGCCGGCCGCCGAGGCGAAGGACACCCACGCGCTGGAGCCGTTGTTCCACCAATAGGCCGCCCCCGTGTCGGTCGTGGTCCAGAACACCGCGACCGCGGAACCGGGGCCGCTGGCCGGGACGCTGGGGACCGGCGTGAAGGCCAGCCGCTCAGCGTCGGTGCCTTGCGCGAGGTAGTATTGGACGGCTGATGGCTGGGTCATGGCGAGAAGGGGATCATCATTGGGTTCCCCATGCCGTCAGACATGAAGACCAAGGGTTCGGTCCCCATCGACAGGGGTTGATAAGGCTGTCCGGTCGCTTTGAGCACAGCCCCGGTCATCGAGAGCCCGTCGCCCAAGGTGATCTCCTGAAAATCCCCGGCCCCGGAATCCCCACGGCCCAGCAGCAGCGAGCCCCCTGAGGCTGCCTGGAACTTGGCGAAGGTCACGGCATGGCTGGCGATTGTCGCAGGCACGCTGCCTGGGCCTGTGGCCGTCACATCTCCGGTCAAAGCCGTGATCCCGGAGCCACCTCCGGTGATCGGGATATTGGCCGCCGCCGTGATCCGGCCCTTAGCGTCCACCGTGAACTGGCCGACATTGGTCGCGTCGCCGAAGGTCCCGACATTGCTGTTCACGGTCGCCAGGCGCGCGGTCGGAACCGTTCCGGCCACCAAATCGCTCGCCGAGCCGGTCTTGGCGATCTTGGCGAGGCTATTGTAGTTCTGGCCCTGCTGATCGACCTTGGCCGACAGGGTTTCCAGTTCCAGCACATTGGCCGTGATCTGGTTCAGCGCCGTCTTCAGCTTGTCGAGCAGCGAATTGAACCAGCCGACGAACGTAAAGGCCGCCATGCCGTTCTTGTCGGCAACCCGGATATTGGCGCTCAGGCCGGGGAAATTGAAGGGATCGATCGGCGTGGTCATCAGGTCCTCGCCGGAACAGCGTCGAGGAACGCCGACTGGATCGCGTAGCCGCCTGGCGCATCCCAGAACAACTCGAACACCCGGTCACGGGCCATGCCGAGCCGGTTCCACCGGGGCTGCGTGAGATATTGTCCTGTGGCGCCCAGGCTCTGCCGCACCGGATCGCCCCAGGTCTGGCCGCGCGTGTCGGACCATCGCAGCGAGATCAGCGGCGGCTCATCGCTGAGCAGTCCCGCCTGCTGAGCGACGGAGATGTCCGCGGCGAACCCGGCATAGGAGGCCCGCTTGCCGTCGTTGACCATGTGCGGGAAGCCGCGGCGGCGGACGATCGGGCCCCCATCGTCAGTGTAGGTGTCGAGGCTCCAGTTGTAGAGCCGGCCGTCTTCCCAATCACCCGCGACCATGACCCCATAGACGAAGGTCGCGTCCGAGACCCGATGGCGCCATTCCAGGCCATCCGTGTCGGTCCAGGTCCGCTCGTGCCAGAGCATCGAGGCGAAGTCATAGACCCAGGTCGCGCCCCGGAAGCTGCCGGCGATCACCGGGAAATTCAGCACATAGAAGGTGTGCCCTTCCTGCTGGTAGACGAAGGCCGCCGCATTCAGGATCGAGGCGTTGGGATAGGCCGAGATCGCGTATTCGATGGCGTGGGTGGAGATGCGCTTGACCTCGTAGGAAGCCGCCTCCAGCACCAGGCAATGGCCCTGGGAGTTGCGTCCCAGCCAGACTGCCTGAATATCCGTGGAGGCCACACTGTAGGGCGCGTTGCAGCCATATTGCGCAAAGACGCTGTCGACCCTGGCGAACGGGAACACCGGATCGGCGTTGAAGAACCAGACCTCCGAGGTCTGCCGGCCCAGCAGCCACACTTCGCCGCGAGACACGATCATGTTGACGATGGAGTCGGCCCCGTCCACCTTGGTCGCGAAGTCCAGCGGATCGAAACCAGTCAGGCCGATGTCGCTGATCACCCAGGTAAAGCCGCTGCCGGACCCGGAAATCGTGTCCACGGTGTAGGTGAAGCCGATCCCGGTTCCGATGATGTCGGAGGTCAGGACATCGCCCACCGCATAGCCAGCTCCGGCGCTGACGATGGAGACCGCGGTCACGGCTCCGAGATCGACGGTGATATCCGCCGTGAACCCGGCTCCAGATCCACCCGTCAGGGGAACCTCGGCATAGAGCCCGTTGACGTACCCGGCCCCCCCCGCCAATGTCGCGGTCGCGATCTGGCCGTTCAGGTTGGTGGTGAGCACCTGGCCCACGGTGTAGGGGCCGCCGCCGTCGACAATCGCGACATCGGTGACCACACCGCCCGTCACCGTCACGTCCGCGGTCATCCCAGTCGTGGGCGTTCCGCCGGTGAACGGCAGCGCCGCATAGGTCCCGTCCGCATAGCCGGAACCAACGCCCGAGATCACCCCGTCCACCGCAGGCCCTCCGGTCAGGTCGGCAAAGGTCACGTCGGGAAGCGAGATGTACCACTGGGCGCTGATCGTGGTCGTGGTGGCCGTGGGATCGGGCCGGTTCAGCAGGAAATAGGTGTCGAGATACCAGACCGAAGTCCCGCCGTAGAACGAGTCCCCGACGATCTGGGCGAAGGCGTTCCCCGCCAGGTTGATCGCCCAGCCGTTGTTCGGCGTCCCATCCACGAGGATGATCACCAGACCGTTGTCGGCCATGACCACGGGGTTGTCGCCCGGCGGGATGGTCCCCAGCAGCGTGCGGGTGAAGGCATTGTCGACCACGAATACCTGGCCGCCCTCCACCACGTAGAGGACGCCGTTCGAGGCCTTGTAGACGCAGCGGCAGTTGCTGGACGTGGCCGCCGCGATGGTGGTCGTGCCGGGCGTAGGATAATGCGTGGCGAGCGCCGGACTGTCGGCCGCTCCGACCTCGGCGTACAAATTCACCGAGCGCTGAGCATTGGAAATAAGGCTGCGCGCTGTGTAGGCCCCGGAGACTAGCTGAATACGGGCCATTGTCCTAGATGAACTGATCAGAGTTTATGTTGTAGTTCGCTGGACTGCGGTTCGCCGCCCCTCGCGGCATCAGCAGGTTGGCGATCTGGAAGTTGGACGAGCGCAGGGTCTCCAGGGCCGAACGCGCCTGCCCCGCCAGTATGGGATCGGGCGGAAGCTGGTAGGCCATCCGGTTGCGTTCCATCAGGCACAGGTAGATGGCGTCCTGATATTCCGGCGGCAGGCTGACATCCGCATCGAGATCAGCCGGAACGCTGTCCAGCACATCCTTGACGAGGATGTGGATCTCATAGCCGTTGCCGGGCCGGGGCCACGGATAGACCTTCCCGGTCGGATAGCCGCTGTCGTAGAAGATCGCCACCGGGGGCGACGCCTGGAGCGTCGGCGCCGAAATCCGCACGTATTCCTCATACGAGGGGATCAGCCGCATCGGGTAGTTGATCGGCAGGTTCGGGACGTTGAGCTGCTTGGAATAGGCCGCTTCCAGCTTGTCCGGGCGCGTCACGTTGAGGTCCATGCCGGGACCGACCGTGTAGAACTGGGCGCCCGTCGCCGCGCAGGAGATGTTCACCAGGTGGTAGACGAGCCAGCGCTTGCGGCGCCACTGGCCCAGCATCATGTTGCAGCGGAAGGCGGTGTCCCGGGTGTCCTCCGGCAGCGCCGATTGGCCCACGCCCAGTACGCCGGAGTCCTTGAGCGTCAACTCCAGAAGTTGCGCCCAGGTCGCCATCAGGCCGCGAGGCTCTTCTTGTGGGCTTCGATCTCGCTCGCGATCCGCTCGACCGACCAGCGCTTGTCGACCTTGGCGCCGACGCGGTCAGCCTCCAGATAGAGCGCCCGGCGGTCATCGTCCTCGGTGCGGACCCGACCCTCCACCAGGGCGACATCGCCACCCATCAGGAGATCGAACTCCTCCTGGGTCTGGACCTCGATCACCGGCAGCGAGACGTTGCGCTTGCCGACCTTCTCATAGGGGGTGTCGGAGGGCTTGCCGTCCGGGCCAATGGGAACCGCTCGCGGAAACGCCCTGAACTCGTAGGGCGCGAACTCCATGTTATCGTACATGCTCGGCATAGGCAGCCTCAGGCGGTTTGTCCAATAGATGGACTATCACCCGAAAGCGCCGTTTAAACAATACTAGAATGGTAGGGATTAGAGGCCCTTGCGCTGTGGTCGCCGCAGAGGAATCAGTAGCCGATCATCCGGCCAGCCTCGGGCACGGCGCGCGATGACAGTATGAACGCGCAGACCGGCCTTGCGGGCGGCATCACTCATTTTTAGCGGTCCCCACTCCGTCTCAAGGATCACTTCATGCTGGTAGGGCTTGACCGGCTCTGGACGCCCCGCCGAAGCGGTGATGGGATCGGACCACTTCTCAAGATAACCGATCATAGCGCGTAGGAGGTCGACGGACTCGCCGATTTTTCCAAGCGTGGAATTGCATGTCCAGCAGAGCAGATCTCGGACGACCCCGGTTCTATGGCAGTGATCAACGGCTAGGCTCTTCGGGGTTCCACGAACCTTGTCGATGTGGGTTTCAGCTTTTCTGCAGATCGCGCACAAGCCCGACTGTTCCGAGAACATCTCCTCATACCGCGCCTCGGTGATACCGTAGGCGCGGACGAGGTGGCGGCGCTTATCGAAGTCTGGCCGCCGCTCCTTCTGGGCCTGCCATTTGCGCGCGAAGAAGGCTTTATCGCTTTCACCAGGCATTCGGCGGATATGCTGCTTCCAAACGAAGTTGTCTGGGCCATAGTCGGCGTGGGCGGTCCGGCGCGCTAGAAAGTAGTCAGGTCCTGGGCGCTCACCCACACCCGCTATAAAGGCTTCGAAATCGAGCCATTCATCGCAAAGCCCCCCGCGAAGCTTGCGCTCGTTCCAGATGATATAAAGTGGATGACGACGCTTGCCAGCAGGCAGGTCCGTCCTATTGGCGCGGTCCTTGCTCCAGGCCTGGTGATAGTGCTTGTGGCACTTATCTTTGGTCGTCGCCTTCTGGTCACATCCCTCGATGCTGCAAACCCCCTTGGGGGTCCGCACGGGGAGTCCCTTTTTGATGCGGTCCTGGCGCTCCCATTCACGGTGATATCGGCGCCTATAGTCCCGGTCGCTTTCGCCGGGTAGCTGTTCTAATTTCGGCATAGCCATATTGAGCCTCCGCTACAGGTTCAGTGGTTAGGAGGCGATGCGGTGTTACAGCACCACATCGCCTCCGTACATTATCACAACCAATAAAACAGAAAAGCCCCGATTTCTCGGGGCATTTCCGCAGAACAGCGCAATTCAGAGGCGATCAGTGCAATCTCAGACTGTGTCTGCCACGATTACGGCCCACTCAGGGCGGACCCAGAGATAACCGAATAAGCAGTCCACCCGGTCCACGAACTGATCAGTCGCGACGTTGTAGAAGTTGCGGATCACGCGGATCGCGAGGCCATCGCTTTCGGCCCGGGCCGCATTGCCGTTGCCGGTCGGAAGCTTCAGATCGGCCGTCGCCATGGTCACGGCTTGCGGGACGTAGGCGAAGTTCTTGCGGTAGACCTCCGAGGCGGTGTTGACGAGCGAGATCGCCGCAGCGTTGGCCGGCGAGCTGGCGCAGGTCTGGTACTGCACGTCGGCCCCAGCGCTCGGACCAGAAGTGGCGGGCGCGATGATCGCCGGATAGATCGGGATCGAGGTCGCGGCGGTCGCCACGTCGGCGGTCACCACGAACTGTTGCAGGGTGCCGTCGTCCTGCTTGGTCACGCGGTTGACGCTGTTCACCCCGGCGATGGTGATGATGTCGCCCTTCTTGAGGGTGCCGGTGATCGCGTTGGTGGTGAGGGTGGTGCCGGATTGCCCGGCGCCGTTCACCGTGCCGGCCGTGAAGGTGCCGGTCGTGTGGACGAGGACGGTCTGGTCGCGGAACCAGCGGAAGTTCAGGGCCTGGTAGACCTGGCCCGTGCGGTATTGGCGCGAGATGTCGGTCTGCGGGTTGAACAGGCCCTGCATGGTGCCCACGGCGCGGGCCATGGTCGGCGGGCTGGTCATCACGTTGCGGTCCATCTCCTGGGCCGAACGGGTGGTCAGCAGCGCATCCGCGTCGAGGAAGGTCTGGGCGGTCGGACTGATGATCGCTCCGGTTCCATCGGTGTTGGCGACGAAGTTGGAGATCCCGCCCTCGACGCCGCCCATGACGGTGCGCGCGACGTTGCCGGCGAGGTTGTTCATCATCGGCGCGGCCACGCGTTCCGAGAAGTCCTGCATGGACAGCGAGAGCTGGGCGGCGCTGAACGTGGTGTCGACGTGGCGCTGGTACTGCACGACCAGGCTGGTGGACTGTTCGTTGGTGTCCTGGGCGCTCAGGGCCGGGCCATCGGCCACGGTGTAGTCGTTCGGCAGGCGGATGCGCAGGGTGTCGCCGATCTTGGCGCCCTCGACCGCGAACATCGAGTCGTATTGGGTGTCGATGTTCTTGATGAAGTTGTTGCTGTTCTTGAACAGACGGACAGCAAGGCGAGTGATCGCCAGGGTGGTAAGCAGGGCCAAGGAAGCCGCTCCTGAAACTGTGCTCGCGAGCACTCGGCGTCGCGAGCGTGCTGATGGGGATGGATTGTCCGGCTGCCCGCGCCGGGAGATCGGGCCATCAGCGGTTTTAGGAGTCCGCAGGAACTCACCAGGGACTGTCGCGCCCAGAGCGGAAGCGTGAGCTTCGGGTACTATAGTACCGTAAGTGGACTAATCGTCAAGCCTGGGCTTGAGCATGAAAAAAGGGGCGCCCGTGTGTACGAGGGGCGCCCCGAAGGTGTGCATCAATCAGAAGACGGACAGGATCGGGGTTGGCCGATCTGTCGTCAAGTGGCTAGGCGGTGGGTGCTGGCGTGTTCGCCGCGACCGCATCGGCGAGCGCCTGGTTCTGGGTGGTGATCGCGGTGTGCAGATCCGCCAGTTGCTGAAGCTGTTCGGCGGTGGCGCCGGCCGCCTGGGCGGCTGCGATGGCGTCGGCGAGCTGCTTGGAGAGCCCGGTCAGCAGCGCCACGGCGGACGCATCGACAGTGGTCAGTTGCGCGACATCATCGGTAAGGTCGGCGATTTCGGTCTTGAGGTCGGTAGCCATTTTGAGCAGTCTTTCCAGAAGGTGGGTGTTGTGGGTCTGGCTGAGGCGAAGCGCGTCGAGCGAAGCCGGGTCGAGATGGATGAAGTGGTCGATGCGCAACCCGGCCATCAGCCTCGATGTCCGAGATTGAGGTGCGTCAGGCCTGCCCACTGGAGCAGGAAGATGCAGAGCGCGACCACGCAGATGACGGTGATGACCATCTTGATTGGCTGCGGCATGGGGATGTAGTTCGTCACCAGCCACCAGACGAGGCCAAGCACGGCGAGTACGACGATGAGCGAGATGAGATCCATGAAGGATCAAACGCTCAAGGTCGGAAAAGGATTCATGTTGTGTGGTGGAACATCGCCCAGAGCGTCAGGCCCACAACCACAAGCCCCCGGGCCTCGTTGAGCAGGATGAGCGTCAGACCGACCTTGCCGATCCTGGGTAGGCGCAGGTTCACCGCCAGCGCCCCTCGAACAGCCGACGCGCGATGATCTGTTCGCGGCTATCGCGGGCCTTCCGGCGCTTCACGATCAGCCAGAATGCGATAATCGAGGCGGTCATCAGCGCTATGCTGGCGAGGCCCCACATCAGCAGTCCCATGGTTCAACCCCCTATCGAAGGTTGAATCCAATCACATCCGGACTCTGGGGTGAATCGGTATTTGTTAAAGGTGGTTAAGAAGTGTTAGCGGAAAATCAACGCCGCGAGGCGATCAGCGGCGGTTCGCCCAGCGCTTTTCCTCTTCCTTCGCCATCCTCCGGTCGAACTCCCGCATGGCCTTGGGGCTGGGATCGTTGGCGAGCTGATCGAGCGGCATGTCCTCGATGTTGTTGCGCTCCAGAGGCCTGATCGGCGGCGGAACGCGGGAGATCGGCGCGGCCTTGGGCTTGGCGAGTTTGTCGCTGAGGCCTTTCAGCTCCATCCCGAGTTCGACAGGCGAGAGATCGAGCACATGGGCCAGGTGATCGAGATCGCCGCCCAGCGCATAGTAGACGTCGGCCGCGTTGGGGAGCTTGGTGATGGCATCGAAGATGTCGGCCCGCTGGGCGAGATCAGATCCGAACGCCTCGTTGACCTGTGCGATGCGCGCGGTCCAGTCCTTGCCGAACTTGGTCGAGCCGTCATCGAACAGCCGATCGGCGCGCGTGTTCAGATCGGTGATCCGCGCGACTTCCTTGGCGCGCGCCTGGACCTCGGCCTCGGTGTAGAGCTTGGGACGCTCAGCGCCTTCCGGAGCATCCTGGTTGCCGTACAGAGCTTCCAGGGCCTTGGCGCGCTCCTCGGCCGCCGCAGCGCGTTCCTCGGCCGCCTTGCGCTCCGCGGTGAGCTTGTCGAAGCGCTGTTGGCGCCAGTCCTTGCGCGCCGGCCGTTCGGGTTCGGGATCGCCCTCCCCGGTTTCCGCTTCGGCTTGTGCCTCGACGGGCTCGGCGGCGGCCTCTTCGACCGCTTCGGAGACCTCCTCGCGCTCTTCGGTCTCGACGGGTTCGGCTTCCGGTTCGCGGTCGCCCTCGCGTTCATCGAAGCTGTCGGGGATCGGGGTTTCGCCCTCGAAAGCGGTTGTCGGTTCTGCGACGCCAGCGTCCTCGTCAGGGGCGCGGAAGATGGCTTGGCGGGACGTGAGGCCGGGGAAGGTGCGGAGGGTCATGCGGGGGCCTTGGGCTGGTGAAGGGCGGCGCTCAATGCACCCTCCCGTCGATCACATCATCAATGGCGTTTGCCGCCGGGTTGGAGGCGGCGTTCAGCAGCAGGGCGTCGTAGATTTCGCGCTTCATGTGAGGGCTCACCACGCTATCAGGCATTCCGAGCATGGCTGAGAGCTGTTCGCGGGCGGGTTGGATGAAGGACTGCCAGCGCCTGCGGACGAACCCGTCAACGCTGGGCCAAGTCTTGTAGAACTCGTTGTCGTGGGCGGCGTCCTCGTAGACCATGCCAGCGAACTCCTTGGCGAGATCGGCGACCTGATGGTGGACAGCGCCCTTGGCTTTGACGGGAGCAGGAGGGCCAGATTTCAGGCGGTGGAAGCGGCTCACCCGTAAATCCCCTGACGTAGAGCCTTGAGCTTGGCGATGAAGATGTCGAAAACCCCGACGTCGTAGATCGCCGCCTTATAGGAGTCGTCCGAATTGGGGCCGTTAGGCGCTGGCGTCCGCGCAAACGCGTAGGCATCTGCCCGCGTCTCTTCCGCAGCTTGGATGATGGCTTCTAGATCGGTCATGCTTCACCTTTCGGCGCCGCGAAGTCAGGCACGTCGGCATCCTCAGTGAGCACGATCAGCAGGTTTACGTCTGGATTGTCGCGAGCCGCTTCTAGCGCGGCCCGGAGGTTGGGATAGTCCATTCCGGGGCCAGCCGTCACGGCAATGGAGTCTAGATCGGTCACGATGCTTGCCCCCAGAGCGCGATTTGCGCCCGTTGCTCGGCAGCCACAAACCTTTGCATCTCCGGCGTCCACTCGTGCTGGGGAATATAATACGGCCATCCCGGAGAAACCGCTTCCGCCATCCTCCAGGATGCTTGCTCGTTATAATACTGATGCTCCTTGGCGAAGGAGTGCGGAACCCGCGTCTTGTCGATCAGGTCGCCGACGTCGTGCCATGTGAAGGGATCGGCCACGGTTTTTCCGTCGCCGTGCCAGACTAGGGTATCCGCGAAGATTTCGATCATTCCCAAGAGTCTAAACCTTGCCGATTCAAGCGTCTAGCGGGTTTGGTGTATTGAACTCTCTGGCGATATGCGCGATCATTTGGCGGTCTCTCGACCAATGAGACGAGTAGCTGCCGCAGCGGCGGGGAAAGCAGACCCGCAGGGTGAGCCGGGACGCCTAAAAGCGTTGGTGACGACCGGAATTAATCTCAGGTTCAAATCCTGACGCCCCATCAGTTAACGGATGAGCCGGTTTAGCGCCCGGCCTGCGGCAGATATCCCGACAAACATTTTGTTAGGCCTGCATATTGGGGCTGATCGCCGCGTTCTGCGCCGCATATTGGCTGGCGGGCGTGAACTGCCGATGGTAGGGCGTCCGATAGGTCTCCGGCAGCTTCCGTTGATAGTCAGGGCGCTGGTACATCTGCGTCGCGGCCTGCCAGCCATGATCACGCCACAGACCCCGCGTGTCGTAGTCGGGCGTTGGGTGATCGGGATTGGTCGGAATGCCCGCGCCCTGCACCCACTGGCGATAGGAAGCCTCAAGCGTCGGGCTGAGCTGCGTCACGTAGGGACCTGGCCCCGCGTTGGGCTGGTTCCGCTGGAGGATCGCCATGGGCTCGTTGGTGTGGAGATCGCCTTCCACCGCCCTGCGCGCGTTGTCCTGCACGGCTGGCGCTGGAGTTGCAGCTTGGGCAGCTGGCGGCGTCGGGATCGCGCCGGCCTGCTGGAGCGCGGTCATGCGGCCCATATAGGCCGGGGACTGCTTCACGCGCTCGGAGAGCATCTTGGAGGAGAACATCAGGCGTCAACTCCCTCGGGCGCCTCTTGCGGTTCCGGCTCCGGTGCGCCTGGCGCATGGATCACGGACGGATCGAAACCGGACGGAGGCAGGGATTGCACAGGCGCGCCCTCCCCTTGCGCCAAGGCTGCGTCCTGTGCGGGTCCGGTCGGCTCGACGGCGGCTGTGGTGTCGAGCGCCGGCTCCAAGGCCGCCTCGGTCGAGAGCGCCGACGTCAGCACCTCGCGCACCAGCATGAGCAGGTCTTGCGGATCGGTCGCCAGTTGCTCCTTCAGCGCGGCGATGCGCTTGGTCTGGCTGTCGTAGGCCTGGATCGCGTTGCGCTCCTGGTCGTTGACATGCGAGGCCACCTTGGAGGCCAGCTTGTCGTTGAGCTGATCCACGACCATCTGCATCTGCTGGACCCGCTGTTGCAGGGCCTGGACGTCCGGCGACGGGCCGTCTTCCAGGGCCTGTTTCGGGACCATCCTCCGCAGCCGCTGGGCGGCCTCCTCCGCCCCTGGGAAATCCGCGAACCGCATGGCGATGTCGCCGATCAGGCCGGTCAGCTCCTTGTTCTGCGTCAGGATTTGCGTATAGGCCGCGAAGGCTTCCTGGCGGCGGGTGGCGTAGGCGGCGCCCACATCGGCGATCACGTCGTAGGAGCCCGCCTTGGGGTTGAACGTCACCTTGTCCTGATCCGGGCCGACCTTCTCGCGGTTGAAGGGCTCGGCGGCGTTCGGGTCGATGTTGACCTCGGTTTCCGTGCCGGCCTCGTCGCGGATGCGGATCAGCCTGGGCGTATCATAGACCTTCGGGATCAGGTCGAGAAGCTGCTTGCCGGCATAGCGGATCATCGAGGACTGGTGGTCGAGATAGTGATAGGTCGCGTTGTCGCCCTGTCGCTGGCGCTGCTGGATCGCCACGCCCGAGCGTTCGTTGGACGGCGCGCCCATGTCGGCCTGGTACTGGCCGGACGCCATGCGCATCCATTCCGCGGCGTCGTTCATTCCCTGCATGAAGACCGGGGCGCCCATGGGCGGCTGCTGGCGCTCCGGCTTGGGGAGAACCTGGCCCTGGTCGTTATAGGCCTTGTAGGGCAGCACGGCGGCGTTGTTCGTGTTCGCCGCTTCCCAGGTGGGCTCGTACCCCTCGATGCTCTCGACGGCGGCGGTGTAGGGGATTTTGCTCTGCAACGCGCCATATTCGATGCTGGCCGAAGCGTTGTAGTTGAACATCCGCTGCGGATCGATCAGGGCGCGGGTGTGGCCCTTGCGGTCCATCTGACCGTCGATGATGGTTTCCTCGCCCACGCAGCGCAGGAGGGGGATGTAGCGGCCAGGCCACTCTTTTTCCTCAGCGATCGTGTCGCCCACGATCAGGAAGTGCTCCACCGTGGTCAGCTCGATCGAGCGGATCATGGTGTCCGGCGCGTCGATCACGCTGTCCAGCATCGCCTCGTCGATCTCGTCCTCGGTGGCGACGACCTGCTGGCCGGTCTGCGGATCGGTGAACGCCACACGGCGCTTCTCCGACTTCACGCAGCGGAAGTACTCGGCGACCTTGACATGCTCGTCGTCGGCCCAGCTCTCTTCCGGCTTCAGCTCCGTGTTCCGCGCCACATCCTTCAGTTTCGGATAGGTGCGGTCGAACTCATCCTTGGGCATGTCGGTGAAGACAAAGCCGAATCTGGCGTCCGAGCCGTCGAACTCGGTGATATCCGGGTCGAGATAGACCGTCATCGGGTCCTTCACCCGGCGGATGAAAATCTCCTGGTCGAAGCTCTTGTCGTCCGCATAGTCGGTGGAGATGCGGATGAAGCCGATGCCGCCGCGAACGGCCATGGCGAGCGCGTGCTGATAGGCGCTGTCGGCGTTGGAGATGTACTCGATGTGGCGGATCACGCCGTCGTAGATCTGGGCGCTGTCGTAGCTGGCGCCGTCCCTGAGCGCACGGACCTTGATGCTGATCTTGGACTGGCGGGCGTCGTTGAGGACGTCGAGATTGTGCTGCCTGATCTTGTTGATGGTCAGGCAGGGCTGGTTCGTACGGGCGTTGAGCACGTCCGTGGGCCATTGCCACTGGTTGTAGGCGTCGGCGGCGTCTAGGCGGATGTCTTCCTTGAATCGGCCGCGGAAGGTGGCTTCCCAGCTCTCGCACTTGCGGAACCGCTCGCGAGCCTCCGTGAGGATTTTCGCCTTCTCGGACTCACTACGCTTTGGCGTCGCCATCTTAATCCCTACCGAACCGCTAGAGTATAGCTTATCGGCGGGATTCGTCCACTCTTGGGACTAGTTGCCCATCCAGGCTGTGGCGCCCGCGACCTTGGGCTTCTGGATGAAGGGTTTCGGCCTGTCGCGCTTGAGCGCCGCCTTCCTGCGCAGCCATGCGATCACCACGGCGTCGGCATCATCCGGAGACGATCCAATTCGGTCCTTGATCTCTTCCTTGTCCTCAAGCTTGATCCTGTCGCCCTTGACCGTGTAGCGGGCCGCAGCGAGCTGGGCGGCCATCTTCTGGTCCGGCGGCAGCATGATCTCGTCGCCGTCTTCAGGGTCGAGGGCCTCGCGGAACTGCCAGTACATCTGGGCGCGCAGATTGAGATAGCCCAGCTTGCCGTCCTTGGTCCGCATGGCCGAGCCGGCGGAGAACACGACTGACGCGCATTCCAGGTCGTGAGCGGTCTTCAGGTGCGACTTGACACCTGATCCCCAGCCTCCCGTTCCATCCACCGAGAGATCAGCCCCGTCCTTCTGGGTCTGGAGCATCAGCAGCGCTACATCGGCGGGGCTGCGGCACTCGACGCCCGGTTTCCTGACCATAGGCCCAAACCAGCAATCCTCATGCACCGAGGCGAGCGAGGTGTAATCCAGCCCCCCAAGCGCCACGTCGCCGGCCAGGGCGAGCATCCTGCGTCGCTTGGGGGGCGCGTTCGCCCAGCGCTCCTGCGCCAGCTTGATCCACTCGCTTGGAATGACCTGCCACTCGTGGTCTTCCCGACCCGCGAGGAAGTCCCCTTTGAGGAGCTGGGAACGAAGCGGTTCCGGCATGTTCTGGAGGCGCGAGCGATAGCCGCTGTCCTTCAGGTAGGGATTGTCATCCAAGAGCGCGGGGATGAAGGTGCGGCTTTCGTGGGCGTATTCTTCGCCGTCGATCATCGTGACGCCAGGCCCGTCGACCCAAAGCGTCTCGACGCCCCGGAGGATCGCCCAGCGCAGTTCACCGTCCTTCGCGGGGTTCGGATAGAGAGGGTCGAGCCATGGCGCGAACCATTCCAGCAACCACTCGCCATCGCCCCCGATCGGCGGGTTCGATGCGATCACCACGCGGCAGCGCTGGTCGGGCTTGGCGGACCTGAGCCAGCCCATGACGAACGCGACCTTGGCGGCCGAGAGTTGCGCGCCCTCGTCAAAGCCTATGAAATCGTGGTCCCGGCCCTGCCATGAGAGTTCCGCGCCGGGCTTTTCGAGCGCGCCAAACTCCAGCGTCTTGCCGTCGCGCTTGAGAATCTTGTCCTGGCCGTTCCACCCATCTCGTGACCCGACCATCTCCAGCAAGCGCTCGGTCAGGCCGCGCAGGTCGACATAGGCGCGCCGGAAGATCACCGAGCGCGTTTGCGTGGTCTGGGTGAGGCCTAGCAGTAGGTCCGTCTTGCCGCCCCCCGCTGCCCCGCCATAGAGCAGCAGGTCGGCCTCGGAGAGATAGGCTTCGGTCTGCGGACCCGGGTTGGGGAGCCACTTGGCGTTCAGTTCCGGCGCCAGCAGCTTGTCCAGCTCGGCGAGTTCGCCCGGTTCCATCCGAGCGATCATCGCCTCGAACTCGGCGAGGACGTCAGCCACGCTGCTTCGCGACAAGCGCGGCCATCGCCTTGGCGCGGTCGCGATTGGAATAGGCGACGTCGATAGGCTGATCGCCCTGCGCCGGATCGCCACCCACGAGCGCCATTTTGTCGCCGTAGCGCTTGGGGTCCCACTTCGCCAGGAGCTTCAGTCGCGTCTCAATGCGCAGCTTGGCCCGCTGGACAAATTCGGTGTTGCAGACCTCGCGCTCGTCTTCTCCGACGAACCGAACGTCACCGGACTTGTCGTCGGCGATGTCCAAGCAGTCCATGGCGATCTGATCGAATCCCGCCTCGCGCGCGCGTGCGATGTTGGCGGAAAAGTCGTCGTGAGCAGCCATCCAATCGTAGACCGTTCGATAAGCTGGCATCGCATCGTCACGGCAGATTTGCGCGAGCGGTTCACCCGTGCTCAATCGCGAGCAGATGTCTTCGGCTATCTCTGATGTGTAAGAGGAAGGCCGACCCATTAGACGGCCCTGTCGATGTGCCGATCAAACGTCACTTGGTCGATCACGCCGTTCGCGAGTTGAGCCTCAAGCGTCTTGCGGCTTGGCTGGAAGCGGTCGATCGGCATCGGGTCGGGGATTTTCTCTCTCAGACCGCGAACGCCATAGACATCCGGGTAGACAGCGGCGAGGCCACCCTTCAGGTAGCGCGCTTGGGCGTCGACTTGAGACCAGGCCACGGCGCGCTCACTTCACCGTCTTCAGCTTCTCGCTTCCGCACTTGGGGCAGCGATGGCGGGGTTGGATCTGGTCGTGGCGAGTTTGGGCTGTCCAGTTGCAGGACTCGCAGATGATCTTGGTGGCCATGGTTATGCGCTCAGCCATTGGCTTTTCGAGGGGGCGTGCGTGACGTCGATGAACGCGTCGGTTTCGGGATCGTAGTGCTCGACCTTCAGCCTGCGCATGGAAGATGCTTGCGCCTCCAGAACCTCAATGGTCTCTTCAAGGCTGGCGATCTGCACGTCGAGCTTCGCGATCTGCTTAGCCTGGCGCTCGATTTCCTCACGCGCCTTAAGCCTGGCGGAGCAGAGCGTGCGACGCTCTTCGCCCAGCAGGAGCAGCGGATGAGCCGAGCGCTCCGGTTCCATCACGAACTCTTCAGCGGCTTGCCGCCGTAGGTCTGTTGCGGGGCGTTGGGCTTTCCGGCCGGGGAGGTCTTGAAGTGGGTGACCGGGATCGGCTGGGGCTTGTTGGTGGGCTTCATTTGCGTTTGCCTTTCGCGGCCATGGCCTTGCGGTCCATCTTCTCGTCGGCCTTGGAGCCTTCCCAGGCCTTCATGGAAACGCCAGCCTTCTTGGCTCCGGCCTTGTCCATGCGCTTGTCGGCGGCTGAGCCTTCCCAGCGTTTGGTCATCGGCTTTTTCATCGCTTGCCCTTCAGGATCGAATTGGCTTTCCGGTCGATGGTGGCCTTGGCGGAGGGCGAGAGCTTTCCGGCGTTGACCATCTGATTGGCGCGGGCTTTGGCGTTGGCCGCATGCGACGCGTTTTCGATGGGGAACTTGCGCTCCTTAGGCAGCGCGAACTTCGAGGTGGGAAGCGCGTTGCGCGTCTTTGCGGTGAGCTTGGCCATCACTTCTTCCGCTGTCCGCAGACGCCGGGCTTCCTCTTCTCGTCCTTCGGGATGTTCGTAGGCGAGCTGCCGGCGAACTTGTATGAAGGCAAAGGCTTGGGCTTCTTGGCCATGTCTCGAACGGTAACATAGTACCGTGAGTCCGCCAAGGGGGACGGGGCGTCCCGAGGGTGGAAGGACGCCCCGCTTACTCTACGCGGTACTGCCGGACCAGATTACGCGGTCAGGATGGTGGACCAGTTGGCGGCGGCGGACGAGGTGCCGGTCGCGCTGGCGATGTAGATGCAGGTCTTGCCGGCCGCGAGGGAAACGCCAGTGGCGGTGGCCACGTTGTTCACCGTGTCGATGCCCGAACCATAGACCGTGGTCGATTGGGCCGCGTCGTCGTTGGCGATGATCACCATGGCGCCGGCATAGGACGGCGGCAGTTTCACGCTGTCGGCGTTGGTAGCGACGACGGTCACGGTGTTGTAGCCGTACTCCAGCAGCGTGGCCGAGGTCTGGCCGCCACCGGCCTGGGCCGTGACGCCCAGGTTGACGTTCTGGAACTGGCTGAGCAGCCAGAGCGGGACGGCCAGCGATTGCGGGGCAGAGCCGTTGGGGTCCTGGGTATCGCAGTTCACGACCGAGTTGGCATCGACCGTGGCGATGGTCGCCAGGGTCAGGCCGTTGGTCAGGTAGCCTCCGGAAGCGGTGGCCATGTTGGTATCTCCTAGTTAGCCGGCTTGCCGGGGTTGAAAATGCTCATACGAACGCCTGTCGTTCGGCGAACTGGTGTTGGAGGTAAGCGCCGATAAAGCCGCCGCCTCGGATCTTCACGTCTCGATGGGTCTGGAGGAGCTTGTCACGGGCGTCCTGGGCCTCAAGCGCCCAGGTGGTCGTGGTCGCGAAGACCTGGCGGCCCACCTCGACGGTGACGTCCGAGCCGCCATGGGCTTGCGGAACGGCGTGCGATCGACCTTCCGAATAGCAGCCGTCCCAGCCCCAGGTCTCATAGCGGTCGTAGCCGAAGCGGCTCATCAGCTCGAACGCGACAATGGTGATGCTCACACCCGTCGAGATTGGCTTGCGATCACTCACCTGGTCCCAGGTCGCGAAGTCGTCCACATGCCAGACGATGACGTTGCGGTCCTTCAGGCGATCGAACACCTTCGGATGGCATTTGGAGGCGACGAGATAGGTGGTGTCCTCGGGGATGTAGTCGAGGAAGTCCGCGACGATCTCCTGAGGGTCGCAGGCCGCCCAGAAGGTCGGTACGGCGCCGCGCTCGCCAAACAGCTTCAGGGCGCCGTTGAGGGCCAGCGAGGGGCCGCTCAGGGTGCATTGGCGCGCCGTAGGGCCATTGGCGACGATGGTAATCAGCTCGCCGGGGCGTCGCATCAGATCGGGGATTTCGGGTAGTCCGCGCGCGAGCGCCTTGGCGACGTTGAGCTTCAGCCCCTCGTCTGCCACGGGCGTCCGAACATCGAACTGGATTTCCCCGAAGGCCATCGGCTTAGGCGCCCTTCTGCACGACCCAGGTCGTGGCGTCCTTGGCGACGTAGGTGTTGGCCTTGTCGGCGACCAGCAGGACCGCGGCGTTGGTGGCGGCGGTGCTGAGCTTGTCATTGGTGTTGGGGTAGACCTTCACCCCGACCGTGCCGGGACAGAAGACCTGGAAGCGCTTGCCCGTCGCAGCGGTCGGGAGCTTCACGCCTTGGGTCGAAGCCGTAACGGTCACGATCACCGTGGACTTGGTGATCACGCCCGCATTGCCCTGGGTGGCGCCGGCGGCGGCCAGGATCTGTGGGGTGGTGACGACGAGGCCGTTCTGGGTGAAATCCGTCACGGAGGTCGCGGCGAGCGTCGAAGCGCCAGATGCGCCGAGCGTGGTTACCGTGGTCGCGTTGAGGGTGGACGCGCCAGACACCGCCAGCGTGGAGCTGGAGGCCGCTCCGGTGCCGCCAGTGAGGCCGTTCACGACGTTGATGATGTCGTTGAACCATTCCCCAAGGGGGAGGCGGTAGCCAGTCTGGCGCAGGTTGAGGGCCATCGTCACAATCTCCACAGGCCAGGGCCGCCCATGGACCGCGCCTCGCGGTTAGGATTGGCTCCGATGTGGGTATCATAGTACCGGAAGTGGACGAGTTGGCAACCTTATTCCTACCGTGCCGATGGGGATTTGATCCAAGCCCCAGGCGCCGGACATGGGAGGCTCCTAGTAGTGGCCGTAGAGGGAGGCACCCGGCGGGCGCTTACATTTCCAAGCTGACGGTGAGGCCGTTGAGTTGGCGCGATCCGTTGCCGCCGTACCACGTAGTCGTTCCAGCTCCGCCGCCAAGTTCAAGCGCCTGGATAAAGTGAAATCCGATCTGAGGGAGGAAGGCCTCTGTCGCAACTGCGTTTCCGCCGCCGACAGTATTGGCCGTATCCGCTTGTCCTGCCACACCGGGAGAGGCAGACGTGCTATCAAGAGCAATTCCGGCGGCAGAGAAAGCGGCGGTCGTGTTGGGCGTCAGATATTGGTTGCGCACCCCTGTCACGCTGGATTGTTGGAGGCCATCCACCCAACTGACCCGGTTGGAATTGCTGTTGTTCTGCGCTCGCCAAGTGAAGGTGGAATAGGTCCAACTGGCCGTGGCGTCCCGATTAAGGGCCTGAATCGTCGTTCGATTGTAAGCGTTCCACACCCCAAGAATATTGTTTGTCCCGCCATTTGTCGCGGCAGGTTTGAAGGCCATCCCGGTTTGTCCGTTAGCGGTGCAATAGATTGTCCCCACATAGGTAGCCGTGTTGGCGGCGATGCCGGAGGTCCCCCCGCCGGCTCCATTGGTCAAGGTGATCGAGTTCTTGTTCGTCCAGATGCCGTTAAGCTGCTGTAACTCCGTGGTTCCGGCGCCCGTTCCCCGTGCGGTCGAGGATGTCCAGGCCGGTCCAGCGCCGATCGCAGGTGTTCCCGAATTGCTCCACACATAGAGATCGTAGAGCTTGGCCGAAAGCTGGTTGGATGTATCCAGGCTCATAGTCAGTTGAGTAAAGGCCAACATCGACCATGCCGAGCCTGAGTAGGTGGGGAAATAGCCTCCAGTGTAGGGGGTGTAGTAGACGCTGGCTTGCGCTGTCGCATCGGCGGTCATTACAGGAGTGTTGGAGGTGAGGGTTAGGCGACCTTGAGGTTGGACAATGGTTGCCGCAGCCGCAGCTTGGAAGGTTGGGTCGGCGGAGGCTCCGTTAGAGGTCAGAACCTGGCCAGCTGTTCCCGCAGTCGTCGCTACTGGGGCCGAGCCCGCCTGCCCAATCAGCACCCCGTGGTTGGTAAAGGTGGTCGCTCCGGTGCCTCCATTGGCGACAGGCAGCGTCCCGCTCACATCCGCCGTCAGGCTCACGGCCCCGAACGTGGGCGCACCGGCGGCGTTGCCATGCAGGACCGTGGTGGTGGTTCCCAGACTGCCCAGGGCCGTGACGTCCGCCGAGCCGTTGCCGAGGATCAACGCGTTGGCGGTCAGAGTTCCGGTGTGAGTGACCGTCCCGGCCCCTCCTGAGGCCGAGAGCGTGGTCCCGGTCATAGTGAGGCCAGAGCCGAGCGTGATCTCGGCATAGGCCGCGCCGGAGCCCGTGTTGCCGCTGCCGAGCAGCTTGTCATTCGCCGCGGCGTTGGCGATCTTGGCGAGGGTGACATTGGCGTTGAGGATCTTCGCCGTCGTCACCGCATTGCTGGCGATAGTGGTCACCAGCGTACCCGAGGTCGTCACGTCCCCGGAAAGGTCTCCGTTGGTGATCGACGCGGCGCCAGAGAACTTGGTGAGATTTCCGGAAGCCGGCGAACCCGTGGTCGTGACGGTCCCGGCGGACGAGGCCGCGAAGACGGCGACGATCAGCCGTGTATTGGCCGCAAATCCCGTCGTTCCCGTACCCCCCGAGGTGGAGAGCATCGTGGGGATCGTCCAATAGCTTGTCGAGGTCCCCGGATTGGTATTGGAAGGCGAGCCGCTGACAGCCCAAGTCTGGAAATTGGCCGAGGTATCCGCATCCTGCACGATGATGGTGTCACCGGATGCGATGAAGGCGAGGAACAGATCGATATCCAGGCCATCATCGGTCAGGTGGGACAGCAGCAGCGCCGTGGCGGAGGTCTGAGTGGCGTTATTCCACAGCATGAACCCGTCGCCGGGATATCCCGATGTGGCGGAGACCTTGGCCTTGTACTGCCACAACTGACGGGAAGACCCGCCACCTTCGACCCACAGCACCCAGGCGGAGGTTCCCGTGTCCCAGAAGTACTTCGGAAACCCCAGCACGTCCGACACGCACCAAATCGGCAGCAGGTTGGCGCCTGGTGCGCCTGTGGCGGGAACAGGGGTAAAGGCTAGCCGATCGGCATCCGTCCCGTAAATCAGGTAGCGGTTCAGGGTCGCGTCGGTCATGGAGTGTACGAGATGAAGATGGGTTGTCCGAACCCGTCAGAGACGAAGGTCAGCGGTTCGATGCCGAGCGACAGGGGCACATAGGAGACTCCGCCCCCAGCGGGTGTCGCCCAGGTCCCATCTCCGCGCCAGAAGGTGGTGTCGCTCGCTCCGGTTCCGCTGTTGAGGTTCGCGGTTGGAAGGTTCCCCGTGATCTCAGCCGTACCGAGATCCACCGGACCCAGATCAGTCCAGCCGTCCGTGTTGGTGTGGGGGATGAGATGGGTGGCGGGGATAGGCACGTCAGGGCGTGCTCAGCGTCGGGAGTTCGGATTCGGCGACGAGGGCGCGGCCTGCTATGGACACTAGGTAGGCCACGCTTTCGGACGCCGGGTAGAGGCCCAAGAGGGTGAAGGTCACAGCAGGAACGTCTCGCGCCAACACACCGCTACCGTTGACACTCATGGCGATCCGGTCGGGGGCCATGTTGAGGGCGTAGTTGAAAGTTCCCGACCCAGGACCAGATGCGGTGTCAGACCCGACGTAATCAACTATGGTTAGGGCATCCGTTTGGATTTCCCCTGCATTTTCCGCGGTGTAGGTGGGGTCGTCGTTCATCTCCCATAGCACGCCGGAATCGGTCTGAGCGCCAAGGGTGATGGCGCCGGTTAGGGTGATGCCAGCCGTTGATGCAGTGGTGAAGAAGGCTGCCGCAAGCACCGGGCCAACTCCGGGGTCGAACACAATTCCATTGGAATCAATATCCGTCGCGGGGTTCCATGAGCCCCAGTTCGTGTTCTCGGAAAGGATGTCTGCTACTGTGGCCGGTGATCCCGCCACCTCATACGTCCCCGTCTGGAAGTTGGCGTCGAACAGCAGGCCGGCTGGAGGAGGTCCCCCGCCCCCCGGGCTTAACGCTGCGGCCACGGACGACGATTGACCGCGGAAGAGAGCCATCAGGTGAAGTTTCCGATGCCGATGGCCGACACGTTCGTGCCAGTCGTCAACTTCCAGGCGCCAGAGGTGGATTTGGCGCCGATCTGAACGAAGAACGGGATCAGGGTGGAAACAGAGGTCGCGCCCCCAACGAAAACCGGAATGCTCGTCGCGTTGTCGAGAAGCGTCACCTCGCCAGGCGATGTGGTGGCGGGGATAACCAGAATGCCGGACAGATAGTCTCCGGTCGCGCCCGTGGCCCCAAGGACCTGCGCAGTCTGGCTAGCCGCGACGGTCTCGTATTCGCCGTTGACGAGGCTAAGCAGGCCCTTGAACAGCGAGATCAGGGTGGCCGTCGCCGCTGGGCTGAATACTGCCGCGTCAGCCTTGGCGCCCAAGGCGACGTCAGCTCCATCCGCGACACTGACCGGGCCGCCGTCTCCAGCGCCGCCGACGATGTTCACCGAGCCGTCAGCATTGGGCTTGATCACATGACTGGGGGCGTCTGGGTCGCCAACTGCGACTGCGCCGTGGATACCCGTCGTGGTCATGAACGCCAATCCCTACTGAACCGGTAGGATTATGACGGAAGCGGGGCTTTTATCAAGCGGTTCGTTGGGTCCGTAGGAGGTGCAGCCGATCGCCGGCTGGGCAGTCACAGGTCTCTGTCGCTTCGTCGGAATGGGGCAATGGCCTGGCGCCCGTATCCAGGCACTCGATGCAGTTGACGACGGGTCTGGCTTCGTAGTCGTCGCCGAGCGGCTGGTCCGTCTGAAGGTTGCGAGTGGTGGGGATCATCCTCCAGCACCCAGCTTGGCTTCGGCCTCCACCAGCACCCCAAGCTCCCCGTCCTCGCCCTGGACGATCCAGTCTCCGATCTCCACGGTCTGCTCTCCGTGTCGGGTCTGGATGATGAGGTTGTCGGTCCCGTCGCTGTGGTCCCGGTTCGTGGCCCAGACCTTGCCTTCGACGTTGGCGATGCGAAGCCATTCAGGCCAGGTCCAGAAGGGCTTGGCGCGGGTTTGGGGGGTGATCTGGAAGGGCTGGGTCATGCGGTCTCCAGCATCTTGCGGATCATGGCAGTGAAGACGAGGTGTGGTGTCGGCTCGTCGTCCCGGCTTGGTCCCCAATCGAAGTCTCCACGTCCAGCATCTATCACCTCTTCCGGTAGGGGATGGTCTAGGAGGGCCCGGAGGGCGGCTTTGGCGAGTTTGTCGGCGCCATCTTGGCTAAGCACTGTTCGCAGGACTGAATCTTCACGCCAGACGTTCAAGTCCACTGCGCGCATAGCCCTAGCCATGGCTTCGATTGGTGAAGTTGGGGGGGTCATTTATTGGTCCTCCCGGGGACTTGGCTGGCCTCTGTGGTGGACGAGGGAACCCTACCCTCGCCATCGGCCAAGGCAGTGTTGAGAGCGGCCTGAGCGAGCCGCAAGAACGGCACCCCGAGCGCCCTGGATAGACCCGCGATCATCGCCACAGTAGGATTTCTGGATCGACCCTGCTCGACTTCCCAGACGTGGGATTTGGTGAACCCAGCGACGTCCGCGACTTCTTGCAGACTCATCCGCGCGCTATCCCGCGCCGCCTTGATTTCAGCGCCAAGCGTCCGGACATTGCTCGGCAGCGCGCCGACATCCTCCCGAATGGACGCAGCAAGCTCGTGAAGGAGACGGTTGGTGCGGTCGCTCATCCAACAAAATCCATAGGACACGGACCCCGCGAGCAACCATTCTGCCGACAGTCGATTTCGTCTCGTCCACAACGGGCGCAGCGCCAACGCGGCTCAACATGCTCGGCGTCTGGGATGGCGTGGGCTACTGCACCACGTCCACTCGCTGAACCGTCGTTCTGGTCCCGGGATGAACCCCTGTCCTGCTCGATCATTTCCTCGCCTTTCGGGCTTCTCGCTTATGGCTTGCCTCTACCCGTTTTAGCTGGGCTAGGGCCGGGGGGATCTGAGGGGGGTTCGGGGTCTCAGCCATGGTCAGCTTCCCAGATCAGCGGCTCCGGCTTCTCCGCCAGCGGTTCGCCCGTCTCCAGGTCAACGAGGCTCTCCGGCTCCGGGCCGCAGCAGTCCATGTGGATGAACCCGCCGCCGATGTCGGGCAGGAACTCGTCTCCGGCCTTGAACGCGACCTCGCAGGCGATGCAGGTTTCGTGGGTCTCAGCCATGGTTCACGGCCTCCTTCGGGGTGGTCAGGAGGTGTCGCAGGGCCATGGCGTCCCACCATGCGTTGTGCTGGACAGCGCCGGGGAGCGTAGTCGGGTAGCAGGCGACGTTGTGAACCTCGAACGTCATGTGCGGGTATTCGGTCGAGATCCAGACGCCATCATCTCCGGTTGACAGCGCTTCGCAGAATCTGCCGATATCCACGGGGCTGTCCGCGATGATCGTATGCTCTTCGTCGCCTCCGAGGCTGGAGCGCTCGATGAACTCCCGGATCGCACTGCCCATGTAGTTCGGCCCGCGCAACGTCGCCCAGATATCCGCGTCATGCTGGTCCATCAGGGGCTCCACATTGCGGATGACCCATAGGTCCATGGCGCGGACGCCAGTGCGGTAATGGCAACCCAACCCATCCTCGCTGACCAACGCGAGGCTAAGCAGCGGGCCGCCGTGACCGTCAAACTCAGTGTCGAGATAGTATTTCACGGCTGCTCGCCCTCCTTCAGGGCTGGGGCTGTGGGGTCTGATCTCAATGCTGCTCTCCGCTGGACGCGGCTCTTTTCCTAAGTTCTTCAGGAACCATGAAAATAAGCCGCCAAGCCGCCTTGATCCGCCACCACAAACTAAGGTCGTTCGGGCATATGAAGACACCGCTCACATAGGGATGCTTCTGCGGGCCCCCGAAACTTGGCATCGCGTATGCGTAGCAGTGCGAAATCGTTGCGTTGGAGCCGAGGAAAAATATCGCCTTGGATCTACTCATCGCTGCTCCCCAGCGTCGGAGACCCTGCGGTTCCATTTGTCGACGCCCTCGCTCTCGGTCAGGCCGGATGGCCCGTAGGCGTCGCATGTCTCGCAGTTGCCGTAGAACTGCTGCACGTCGTCGCGGTCAAAGGTGCTGACGATGGATGCTTCGCCGCCGCAGAAGGGGCATGGGTCGATGTTGATAGTCATTGCTCGGTTCCTCGGAATTGTTGACCGGAGAGATCGCTTGCGATCCGCGCAGCAAAGGTGGTGAGGGTGTGGTCCTGGGAGGACATAAGGCTTTCCTGATCTCTCACGCTGCGATCTCCGATTGGCTTTGCGGGGCGAGACAGTTCATGTTCCGTTTCTCCATAGCTTCGCCCTTTCCGCCTTCGGAGAGGACCTTCGCGGGTCTTCCGAAGCTCCTGACGAGGGAGAGGGTCGAAACCCCGCGTACTCAGTCCCCTTCCCCCGAAATGGGGCCGATTTCGTTGTCCCCGAAATCGTCGCCGGAGCGTTTTCAAGGCCGCTCCCACAAAACGCGCGGTCGGTCGTCATCCAATGACGCGCGCCTGTGTTCATCACCGATTGCGGGGTATGCCCGCACCCGAAGGCCTGCCGATGGAATGGGCTCACCAGAGCGGCAGCTTTTTGTTTCGGCCCTTTGGGAGAGGCCGCAAACTCGTGAGGACACATCAAAGGTCTTGACCTCCTGGCCGGTACAGTATTTACTGCACTAGCCTTAATCAGCGATCGAGACCCGGAGCGCGGACTGTCCCACAGACGCGCTCCAACTCGTTGATTCTAGCGGCTTTCCCCTCCCCGATCGACTCGGATGTTCTCGGAAAGTTCCGGTTTCGGCGTTTTCTCCACCATCTTTTTCATTCCGGTGAAGCCGTGTGTCTTTAGGATCGCACCCACTTCGCGCAGGTGCTTGATCGCGATGTCGGTGCGGACGAGAAGCGTCGTTCCTTCGACCCGGCATGGATCTAGATAGGACCGGCAGAACGCCTCGCCCTTGTAGGCGGCGACCTGATCGCGGGCCGCTGCGTTCTCGAACTTGACGGCGAATAGCGGCGTTTGCTGCATCGGCGCCCAGTGCTCCAGACGCCCGGCGCGCAGTAGCACTTGCAGGCCAGGTCCTCCCGTGCGGGCGATGTCCTTGCAGTCGCGCAGATAGGTGCGCAGACGGCAAAGCAGGTCTTCCTGGCCGTTCAGACGCTTGGCCTCGCGGTCCCATAGGGTCTCTACCGTGGCCTTCTTCTCGCTGCGCTGACGCATGGTGTCTGGCAGGGCGCTCCAGGCCGTAGCAAAGGTGCTGGGCTCGATCTCGGCGATGGGGCGGCGGAGCTGGACGACGTTGGTCATCCGGCGACCCTTTCCTCGTCCGCGGCGCGCTGGGCGCGGAACAGCTTCGCCCGCCGGATGCCACTCAGAATCGTGCTATGGTCCCGGTCAAAATAGCGGCCGATCTGAGGGAGGCTGATGCCGCCCGTATCGTAGATCCGCGCCCAGCATTCGAACCTGGACCAGGAAAGCCAGCGATCCCGCCCACGACCGCGCAATTCCTCGATCGTGTAGCCGGTCTCCTCCGAAACCTGGGCCGTTAGTTCGCGCATGACGGCTGCGAGCGGAACGACTGGCGTCGTGTTCCCTGCGAGAAGGCCGGACGTAGGACCTTGCCGCAACGCCCCGGCGATGTTCGCAAGCGTCTTGGCGGCCGGTTCATTGCCCATCAGGTGGGCCAGCATTCCACTGTCGATAGCAATCCGCATCTTCAGGGACTCGATGCTGTCGTGGTCGCTCATGCCGTTTGCTCCGGCTTGTGGATCATGGTGGCGGGGATGGCGATCCAAAGCGCCGCGACGCGGGACTGAAGATCCAGAATGGCTTGGTCGCAGTCGGTGCGGCCGGCGGCGGAGAGTCGGTATCCGCTGCGCCAGTTGTGCTCTATGGCGTCTTCCGGCATGGCCTTGCGCAGGGCGCAGAGATAGACCCCGACCGCGCTCATCGAGATATTGGCTTGCTCGGAAAGCCGGTGCGTTGGGATATAGGTCGGATGGCGGGTGTGCCGTAGGACCGCAGCGATGCGCCCAGCGCCCAGCTTGACCCCGAACCATTCGGCAAGCGCTCGGGCTTCCATCTTGTCGATCGGGGGGCTCATGCGGCCATCCCCGCCAAGACGCTGAGCGAATCTTCTTCAGCAAGCCGTCGCGCGAGCGCCATGACAATCTGCCGATCAGGATAGGACATCGAGAGTAGGAGAGCCTGTAGAGCGAGCACGGTGTCGGCCTTCGGCCCTGCATTCCCCGGCCCTATGGCGGTCTCTGGTGTGAGATCGCCGAAGACGCACTCCAGCGTCGTGAAGCGGGCTCCACACTCCGAGCACTTACGGCGGCGGCGAACGCCGTTCAGGATCTCGCTATGACGGCTGTCGATAACACCAGCAGGCGCTTTGCAATCCGGACAGTTCATGCCGCCCTCGCGATGTCGCTGACGGCCTCGATCTGTGCTACGATGCAGCCGCCCTCGACAGGGCCTTCGTCGGACCAGCCGATGCGGATTTCCTGGGCCAGGTGATCGTCCTCGATCAGACCCATGGTGGTCAGCAAATCGCAGACTGGTTTCAGCAGATTGTCGAGGTCGCGGCGGCGGTTGTCTGGCCGAGTGGCGATCACGGTCAGCCGGTAGCGTCCGGCGACGGGCTTTGGGCGCTGCATCCGGGTCGAGAGCGCCGCGATGCTGAGCCATTGACGATACTCGGCGGACTTGAGCGTCTTGCCGTTGACGTTGCGCCAGATCCGATTGGCGGAGGGCGGCCAGGGAATGTTGAGCGTGGTCATCACGCCGATCCCTTGAGGCAATCGACGACAAACCGAGCCCGTTCCTCTTGGATGTAACGGACCTTGGCGTGATCAGAACGAGCGGCTGCGATACGGCGATCGAAGTCGGCCTGGGCTTCTCTCCAGGCTTTAAGGCCAGGGGGTGTGGGCTTGGGGAATAGACGGTGTAGGAAGGAGATCATGCGGCGTCCTCGAACAGGTCGCCGGTCTTTTCACAGCCGACGCACATCGGTCGGAACGCCAAGACCTTGGGCTCACGGGGCGGCTTAGCAGGCCGAGGCGGCCGATCTTCCCAGCCCCAGTTATGCCCCGCGGCGCGCACCTCGGCCTCTAGCCGGTCCAAGCGGTCAGCCGTCTCTGGGCACACGATCCGCACCAGGGCCTTCTCACCGGCATGGGCGAACGCACCGCAGAGGCATTCCCCGCTCATGCCGAGCATCTTGGAAACCGGGCTGCGCGGAAGATCGTGCTTCGCGATGTAGTCCATGAACCAGGACTTGGGTTGCCAGTAGAGGGGGTTGACCCACATCTGCGAGCCGACGAAGTTCACTTCGTTGCCGCCGTAGCCCATGCGCCGCTGGCTCTCATCCTGACGGATGCCAGTCGCGATCATCACCTTTTCGCGGGAGTACTTGCGCCTCCGGCTAGCGACGACCTTGCGGATCGCTCGCTCCTTGAGCTGCCGGTACATCTTGTAGTGCACGGCAGGACCGGGGAAGCCGTAGGCCCGCACGAGCGCGTCATAGTCGATGCCGCAATCTTCCTTGGCGCGCATCTCCGTGAGCGGCCAGCTAAAGGCGGCACAGGTCTCGCGGACATGCCTTCGGGTCGCCTCGATCCCGATGCCGGTGTTGATGTGGAGGATTTCACAGCCGGGGACGTTGGCCATCATCCAGTGGGCCGTAGCCAGACTGTCGTCGCCCCCGGAGTAACCGGCGAAGATGGCAACCGGTTTGAACGACAGCGCCTTAGCGATAATCTCTTCCGGCCCAGGCTGCGGACCAGGGAACATCTCAAGCTGACGCGGCTTCACTTCCCCCTCCCCTTGATCTTATCGAGCCGTGCTTTCGCCCACTCGCCGAGAAGCAGTCCCAGCGCGCTCAGGCCGTGTCCCAGCGTCGTCAGAAGGATCGACAGCCCGACCAGCAGCCAAAGGCCACCAGCCACCGACCAGCGCCCCAAGGCGCTCAGCGTGCTCTGCATGGACGCGTCTTTCTCGGAGGATGAATTGGTCAACGGCGTGGCCGATGACATCGGCTAGGATCGGAAGCGCAACAGACCAGCCGCCCTGCTTGAAGACCCATTCTAGGGTCGTGAGCGACGTGCGCCCGGCGACGATGCTGCGGGCCGCGTCCAGCGTCAGGTCGAACTCACGCGCGACATATTTCGCGGTGTTGCTCGGCCAGCGACGGCGGCAATAGTCGGCCAGAGCATCCCGAAGGCCCCTGTCAAGCCCTAAGGTGTGTTGTGTACCCGATTTGGGTTGCCGGATTTCCACGACCGCTCCTGTCAAGTTTGCACCTGACAGACGGAGGGTTCACGACAATGGAGGGCTGGAACGCTGGACAATTCGAGGCGGCTCGCAGGGCTTTGGGAGCGTGCGAAGCGGCCATTGACGAGCGAACCAAGAAGGCGTTGGCGCGCCTGGCTTGGATCTACCTGCTCGGAGCTTGTGGAATGGGGAGAGAGGGCGCGGGAGAGATCACCGCGCCCTCCCCGCGCGCCGGGGTGAGGCGCGCTCAGTCGACCCTGGGGGGCTCGTTTCGGGCCGACTGATGGGAAATGTGTGATGCCCCCGTGCATGGAACTAGGCCGCTCGGAGGTTGCAGTTCACAACGCCGGGAGCCGCCTTAGCGACCTGGGCTTGCAGCTTGACGGCCTGCACTTGTGCGCGCTCACTCGCGCCACAGGCGAAAACGCGGCTCGGGGGCGACGCGCTGGAGCTGACGGTGTCCGTCAGTATCGTCGTGCCTTGGGTGATGGACGTGCTTGCGTCTCGGGAGCCGGCGATGGTCGCCGCGATAGTGTTGGTGGTGCCGGATGCGGCGCGGCCAGCAGATATAGAGCGGTGCGCGAAGAGATTGCGGCGCACCATCCGGCGGCTGGAGGGGGGGCTATACGAGCCCTCGGCGCCAAGCGTGGAGCTGATCCGGTCGATCTGTCGCGCCTGCGCGCGCTGCAAGGGCGTCTGAGACATCAGGCCGCCACTTTGGTTTTCGAGGCGACGAACTCCGCTACGATCGGCAGCTTCAGTTCGCCCTCCATGCGCATCGCGAGTTTCAGCGACACGAACCGATGACCGCGCTCGATGTCGCCGATGTAGCCGGGGGAAACGCCGAGGGCCTTGGCGAAGGTGGCTTGCGTGAAGCCG